CCTGAACAAGAATGTCTATGTTGTGGCGGAGAATGTGAAGCTCCATCCTCTGTTCCGAGATTGAGCTACCCACCAACTTCTCGATAAACACAGATTACTTTGCAGAAAAGGGAGACTTATGCACCGCAGCTTCATTGCCCTCTACCTCTGTGTCCTCTGTGCGTTCCTGGCACACATCCCCAGTGCCGACGCCCAAACTGCCCAGCGCTGCTTTGGTGAAACTGGCTTCTGTGTCGAAGGGCGCATCCGCGAGTTCTGGGAGCAGAACGGCGGCTTGCCTGTATTCGGTTTCCCCATCACTGATCAACACGAAGAGATGTTGGAGGGCCGGCCGTACCAGGTGCAATGGTTCGAGCGCAATCGGCTGGAGCTGCACCCTGAGAATCAGCGACCCTACGACGTGCTGCTGGGCCGACTCGGCGCCGACCGGCTGGCGCAGCAGGGCCGCGACCCGTTCACCTTCCCCAAGGGTGGCCAGCAACCAGGCTGCCGCTTCTTCCCAGAGACTGTCCAAAGCGCCTGCGGCGACATCCTCAAGGCCTGGCGTGCCAATGGCCTTGAGATCGATGGCCGGCGCGGCAAGACCGAAGCCGAGAACCTGGCGCTGTTTGGGCTGGCGATCAGCCCACTCCAGACCGAGGTGCTCGGCGACGGCAAAGAGTACCAGGTGCAGTGGTTCGAGCGCGTGCGCTTCGAACTCCACCCAGAGAACGCGCCGCCCTACAATGTGTTGCTGGGCCTGCTCGGCAGCGAGGTACGCGCCAATGCCGCACCGCCAGCGCCCAAGCCTCTGCCGCCACCGAGCTTCAATGCATGCCAGGAAGATCCGAACCCCGGCGCTGCACCGAACTACCCGGTCGCGATCGTCACAGTCAACAAGGGCGATGAATATGTGGTGCTCAAGAACGTCAGCGGCGAAGCGGTCAACCTCGACGGCTGGCATATGTGCAGTATCAAGGGCAACCAGGAGCACCCGATCAGCGGCGCGCTTGGGCCGGGTGAGCAAAAGCAGTTCCCAGGGCCGGCTGGCACCATTTGGTCGAACAGCGAGGACGACAATGGGTCGCTCTACAATGCGAATGGCCAGCTGGTGAGCTATTGGAACGACCCGACGCGGTAAACATTAGAACGACATGGATGAGGTCGCGCTCGCGTTCTGGGCGATTGCTGGTATTGGCGGCGCGGCGACAACCGCCGCGTATAAGGTTATAGAAAATGTACCACTTGCTATCCCTCCATGAGTATCCCGTTGCAGCATAGGGGGAGCATATGCGCGATCCTTGGCGTACCGAACGAATACTTCTGACGGTAAAGGCCTACCCGACGATTAGCAAACATCATCGTGAAGCATCCTGCATGGCTGGAATTACCGCCACAGGTCAGTGGATGCGGCTCTACCCGGTTCCATTTCGCGATCTTGAAGACGATCAAAAATTCGCGAAATATACGTGGATTGAAGCACGGGTACGTCGTTCCAAAGACTTTCGCGAGGAGAGCCACGCGATCGATGTGGACTCCATCCGGCCGCTCGACTTTATCCCAGCCACGAATGGATGGAGTCTGCGTAATCACGTTGTACTTCCGAAGCTTACGTCGGCGCATGAGGTATTTCGAGAGGATCGGGATCAGAAGCAAAACAGCCTTGCGTTGATCAAGCCTGCACAAATTGTCGATCTGGAGATTGATCAGACACCCTCTGAGGACTTTCGGAAGCAAGTTGAAAACCTGAACATTCTGCAAAGTCAGGTTGGAATGTTTCAGCCTGAGAACTTGCGCCCCTTTGATCTGGTTCCATTCAGTTTTCGCTATATATTTACGGATGATGCGGGGAAACCACATCGACTAAAGGTAGTTGATTGGGAGATATACCAACTTTATCGTAAGTTACAAGGCAGGACCAACTGGCAAGAACTCATTCGCCAAAAATATATCACCGAGTTTAGCAAGAAAGACCTCTACTTCTTTGTCGGCACCATGCACTTGTATCCAAATCGGTGGATCATTATTGGGGCGTACTATCCGCCGAGCAGTACATCACAAGCGAATATGTTCGACACTTAACTGCAATCGCGACATCCTGGCAAGGTATGCAGCAACCGACATACGATGACATTTCTCTGGGGTACGCTCAAAGCAGAGCAGCCCACATTGCTGCGTTAATGCCAGATCAAGCACGGCATGTAGGGCCTGTACTTGGGTCTCAAGATACTCTTCAAAGTGATCGAAAAAGGTATCGTAATCAGCTGAGGCACGCAATCCATTCCGAATATCATTTGGGGTGCCAAGCTCTACAACATGCGTATAGTGCATGCCGGCATCAGCAAGCATTGATTGGAGGACAACCTTGGAGAAGCCAGATTTTCGACTGATGGGGTTGCGCCGAATATCGATGACTCGCTCGATCGAATGCGCTTGAAGGATGTGTAAAAACTGGGAAGCCGATAAGCCTTCATAGCCGAGTGTATACAGCGTTCGCATCCAATCTCCTGTGAAGCTAAGCTTCCTGAAATGTCGTAATCCCATGATACCACTGTCAAGGCAACAGAACTTATGTTCTAAGCCGAGGGCTTATTTTCGTATACCAGGGGTGTTGGTGTCAAGTTGTTTGGCGGCCTTCCTGGTCTTTCGCCAGCGCGCGAAGGTGGATATCGAGGGCCCATTCGGCTGAGCCCGTAGCGCCCCAGGGCGCCGTCGTTGAGGATGCCAACGCCGGCGGCAATGTGTGGGCCCTGGCGGATGCAGGCCGGCGCGGGGAAGTCGCGCCATCGCCGCTTTCGGCGATGGCGAGGCCATCAGCGGCACCCCCCCAAACCCTTTGACCGCCCAAAAGCCCCGCCCCCCCCCACGTAGCCGCAGGGGGAGGAGCGCCGCAATCAGCAACGCGCAGGCAGGCAGGGGCACGCAGGAAGGGTATCGCGACACCCCAAGCGCGTGGGTTCCTGAGGTGGGCAATGTTGTTGTCGTGGGCGAGCGAGACGACAAGGCCAGAGCAGAAGGCCCGTGGAGGGGAGGTATGAGTAGTTAGCTCCGTTGTCACTATGGTACAATAGCGCCATGCTGATCCGCTTGTGTTGAGGTCGTATGGACGAACCCCCCGGAACCGACGCCCCCGATCCGCTGCGCACTTACGTCATTACCCTGCGGAAGCTGGCGAAGCTCGACCAGGACGAGGTGGCGGCCCAGGTCGGCATTGGGTACCGCACCTACATGGCCTGGGAGCAGGGCGAGACCAAAGATCTCAAGCTGCCCGTCGCGCGCCGGCTGCTCCAGGTCATTGGCGGCTCCTTCCAGCATCTGGCCGCCATCGATGAGTTGACCGCCGACGAGGCGCAGGATCTGGCTGTGCAGTGGCACCGGCTCTCCCCTGAGGAGCGCGCAGCCGCCCAGGCGGAGTCGCGCGCGCGCCGCGCCGTGGCGCTGGGCGACGACGATCCGCCCACACTCGACGCGCTGCTCCGACGCCTGCGGGATATGGCGCGTGAAGACCCGGCGCTGATCGACCTGATCAGCGGCTACCTCGACGGCTACCTGGCCGCGCGCCGCATGCAGAATCGTTGACGAGGTGCCGGTGCTTTGGTATACTGCGGGGGTCGTTGCTTGAGGCTGCGGCTTCTGCTGGCCAACGCCTCAACCAGAGCGCCCGGTGATCGGTTTGGGCACCGATCACCGGGCGCTTTGCTTATGCCTGCCCCTTTTTGCGCTTGGCGTAGGCGCGCTTGGCCTCCAGCTGGCGCTGGTGTAGTTCAGGATCGTACTCTGGGCTCGTGGGGTCGAGCTTGCGGCGGTAGTAGGATCGCTGAGTCATCTTCCGCCGCACGTGGAACTCGCGGTCGTACGCCGGGCTGGCCGGGTCGAGCCGCTCGGCCTGGCGCGCGGCATTGCGCTTGTCGTGATGCTCCCGGCAGTAGAGCGAGCGTCGCCGCCTATCCCAGTAGAACGCGCTGCGCGGCTTCGCCGGCTGCCCCTCGGCTTTGCAGTCTGGGCACTGATAGCGTTGCGGTGCCTTCTTCATGGGTGGCATGCGCCGTGTTCTCATGATCATCGCGGATGCTCCCGTATTATACCTCAGTGTCTAGCCAGCCTCAATTGCCTATGACCGCCCCATCCTGCCGTACACGTCGAGGCAGGCCCGGATCATCTGCTCCATCGGCGGCGGCGTCACCGCATTCCCCAGCATCTTGACCTGCTCGTCTTGGTTGCCCAGGAGCTGGTATTCGTCGGGGAAGGCCATCGCGCGCTTGATCTCCGCGACCTGGAACATGCGAAAGCCGCAGTCCTCGACGCGGATCTCTTCACCCGGCTCGATCAGCGCGTGCCGGTTCGCGGTCGGCACGGTCGGCAGCGCCTGCTCCAACTCGGCCAGCGCATCGCGGCCGCCATAGTAGCTCAGCAGGAACGGCGGCACGACGAGGCTGTGCTTATCCTTGCCGGGCTGGGTCGGGAACGCAGCGTCGAGTGTGTGCTCACCACCACCACCGTAGAACGAGCTGATGAACGGCACGGCCAGGCCGTGGTGGTGGCCGCCAGCGGTAACGGTTGACAGCGGATCGTCGAGCGAGCGCGCATCACTCCCACCACCGCGAAACTCAACGGCGAATGCGGGCGGCACGACAACCCCAAGAGTGCGTGTGCCGACGACGGCGGGAACTGGCCCGCCACCCTCTATCACACGGCGCTGACCTTCAGATCCTCCTACCCCCACCAGGAACGGCGGCATCACCACGCCATACTCGCGCGAGCCGGTCATGGTCGGTGCCGGCGACTCGGCCGAGTAGGCGCGCCGATTGTGTCCGTGCGTGCGGCTCTGGTTGATGAGGAACGGCGGCATGGTTACGCCCAGGGTACGGTTCGCCAGCTGGGTTGGCATCGGGCTGGACACGTCGCGCACCATCCAGCTGGCGCCGCCCGAGTGGACGAAGTCGACGACCTGCGCCGAGCGGCCGAACTTCTCCAGACCCACTTTGATGCGCTCGAGCGTGCGCGGCACCAGTGGCTTGAGGCCGTGCGCCGGCCGGTCGCCGATCCGTACGATCGGGATCGTCGGGTCGATGCAGTTCCAGGCGCAGTAGTAATAGGGCGTGCATTCCTCGGCGCAGCGCGGGCAGCGGTAGACATACTGATTGCGGCTGCCCCACTTGCCGTGTTTCTTCAGCGGGTTCTTCCAGCTTTGCACCGAGTCGACGTTCTCGGCGCACTTCCGGCACCAGGCGCGCGGTCGCCAGTCGAGCTCAGGGGCCGGCATGCCTTTGCGCCACAATACCACGTAGAGCCGGTCGCGGCTCTGTGGCGTCGGGTGGAAGAACATGCTGTTCCAAAACAGCTCTTTGTACTCGTAGCCGAGCGCCTGCCAGGCCTTCAGCCAGGCGTCGTAGAGCGTCCAGAGCCGCACATCGACCACGTTCTCGATGATCACGAAGTCGTACTTGTGATGCTCGGCGAAGTACACCGGGTCGAACATCCGCACCCGACTGCGCTCTTCCTCGACAGTCAATGTGCGGTTGCCTCACAGGTCGGCCTCGTGCAGATCTTTGCGCTTCTTCCCTTTGCTTCGACTGTAGTTAGTACATTCCGGGCTGGCGATCAAAATGCTGGTGCGCGGGTACCTGCTGGGATGCACCTGGCTGATGTCAGCGCAGTCGTGATCGGTGTCCTTAAAATTGGCCGCATGGGTCTCCACGGCCTTGCGCCAGTGGTTAACTGCGATGCGCACCTGCACGCCGCGATCGTCCTGGCTGGCCTGGTGGGCGCCGAGCGATGAGCCTCCCGCGCCGCAGAAAAGATCGGTGACGGAGAAGTAGGATGTCATGGAGTCTCCCTTATATGAAAGATTGCTGGACTTCAACGGCAGGGCCACTGTATTCACGTGGCGCTCGACCTGCTTCGGACATGAGATCCAAGTACCGAGCGCGCACCGCGTCGTCGAGCCCCGCCCCATAGCCGGCCTCGTAGGCGTCGGCGGGCATAAGGCAGCGCGCACACTTCTCATGGATGCGGTCATGCTCGGCTTGCGTGTGCGCGCCGGTGTTCGACGGCAGCAGCAGCGTCTGGGCGTCGGCCTGGCCGTCCGCGTAGCCGGCCTGGTAGTCGGGGTTGTTGATCTCAGGGTTCGTCATTGTGGAATCTTCTCAAGTGTGAGCAATAGTTCCTGCCGCGTACCATCCTGATAGGTTTGTGGGATGAGCGTGTCGCCGCGCGGCTCGTCGCCCGTCCAGCGCTGTGGCCAGGTGTTTGCGGCGATGAGCGCACGAATGCGTTTGAACTCCTCCCAGTTGATGAGGCTGATGCGTGGGCGCCCGAGGCGGCGCGCCGCCTGGTTGATCTCGCGTTGCACCGCAATGACGGTGCGTAGCCCCATCCGCCTCGCCTCCATGGTGAGTGGCCCCTTGCGACTCGGATTCGCCGAGTATTTGCCGTCCTTGTTGCGCTCGCCATCTTTCTGGAGTCGCCATCTGAAGAGCCGTAGCTCGCGGTACAGTGGCCGCAGGCGCTTGAGCGGCGCCAGATACGACCATTCAGGCAGCGTGAGCACGTAGTCAAGCGCGGTATCCACCTCGGCGAGCGGGCAGCCAATGCAGCCCGTTCGTGCATTGCGTTCGAGCGCCTCATCGCCGCCATACACTTCGGCGACCATCGCCGTGCTGGCGGCAATCTTGGGCGCATAAAAGATCAGCCAATCCCAGATATGGCAGACCCGCCAGTGGAGCAGCGGCGCGAGCACATCTGAGGCTGCTGCGGGTGGCTGCACCTGCAGCCAGCCCTGGCCGCACTCGGCCCCATTTCTCCCACAGCTGAGCGCGATGCGCTGGTCGCGCGCCGCGCTCTCGCCAATGCGGACACCGGTCAGGAGCAGGAACTTCTCTAGCCCGGCGAGCAGTGCCCACACCATCTGGGTAAGGCCTGCGGCAAGCGCAAGCACCACCAGGATAAGCCGAGGCTCGTTCATCGTGTAGCTGATGTGCCACAGCTCGGCATCCATTGGCTCAATCTTGAGCTGCGCGGTACACCAGCGCAGGGTTGTGTTGTTCGGCGGCGGCACCCCGCGACCGAACATGTACACAAAGTAGCGATCGTCCAATGCAGGCTGAATGACTCGCGCATCGACTCCGCGTTCACAGAGTGCCGCGATCGTGGCCAGTGCCCCGATGTGCAGCGGTGGAATCTCCTGCCGGGTGTCGCTGTAGAGCACAATGAGGCTTTTGGGTGCCGGGATCTGGCCAGTCTCGATCAAGTGCAGCACCAGCGTTACTGTCGCGGTACTATCTTTTCCGCCCGAATAGGCAATGCACCAGTGCTGATAGGCGGTGCCGTAGGCGATCAAGCTCTGGCGGGTTAAATCGATCGAATCTTCTAGGGTCATGCGCTGATCTTCGAACATGCTGATGGTTCGCACGTTACACCTCTTGACTAGAAAAGGCCCATCTGCCGATGCTCTAATCGGCGCAGCCAGCTGGGGATATAGGTATCTGGAAAGCGGCTGAACTGCGTGCCGTCGAAGCTGTCGATGCCGATCGCGTCGAGCAGCCGCAGTCGGCGCTCGGTGTTCACGCGGCCGACATGCACCCAGATCTTGCGCGCCTGGGCCGCACGGATAAGCAGCTCGGCATCCTCGCCTTCCTTCCACGCCGTACTCCCGCCGATGAAGAGCGCGGCCAGCTCGCCCCAGGGCACCTGCTCGGGCGTGAGGCCATCCTGAGCGACCAGAGCGGCCGGCAGGCCTCGCTTGCGCAGCGCCGGCAGCCAGGCCCGGAAGAGGGCCAGCGTGCCGTGGCTGTCTCCCACCACATCCGGCGGGGGAACGAACAGCAGCTTGGATGTGTCGACCTCGTGAATCTGGTTCAACATGGTCATGTACTCATCCGGATCCAGACCCTGGAAACAGTCGTTATCGGCTGCCCACCACATGCTGCTGGCAACCACCTCATCGAGCCGGTTGCGGTTCCTCGGCTGGATGAGCCGGCCAAGGTGCGGGTGCCCTGCATGGCGCCGTACCGTCGTCGTCGCGCCGCTCACCAAAAGTAGCGGCCGGTTCTTTGGGAGAGAACCACCACCCTCACCACTACCGCGCTGGGCGGTAGTGGTGCGGCGCGGCATTTCCTAAAACTGCTCCTGGCGCTCGAGCACCGCGCGCTGGCTGCGGTACCTGCGGCTGCGCCAGCTCTGGCCGGCGCGCTTCTCGACCATCGCGCGCTCGTACGTGCTGAGCGCGTGCGCGGCCGCGAACCACGTTTGGATGCCATGCTCGTTCGTGCGCGCCAGATCGAACCCGGCTGCTCGGTAGATTGTGCCCCTATGCTTGGTCGTATCGCAGTAGCTCAGGCACACCTTGAGCTCGTAGGGCTCATCAGGGAAGCACGGCGGGTGCTGCACCAGGTAGTCATAGCCCACCCGCGCGAGTGCCTGTTGAATCGTGGTGCTCGCCAACGTCGACCGCCACGCGCCGCGGCGATCGACATAGCCCGGCAAACCGTGCTCGGCCCCGTAGAGCGCGCCGCCCGGCTGCACCACAGGGTTGAACCAGACTCGCGCAAGGTTGATTACCTCCCACCGATCGAAGCGCGCGCGGCCTGCCTGCACATCGCGTAGGCTGCCATAGGTCAGCGCGCCGTCGTAGCAGCGCGTGGCCTCTGGCCGACCGAAGATGAGCACGCCGACGATGCGCGGCCCGGCCGCTGCGCCGGCGCCGTCCTGGTATTCGTATTCGACCAGGTAAGCGAACGGCCGGCAGCGGCTATCGACCGGCTTGCGCAGGTAGTGATGGGCTGTCACCTGCGCCTGTGCCCAGCGCAGGCCTGCGGCGTCGGCGGTGCGGAGGGTGATCATACGGTGGCCTCATCGATGCGCGTTCGCGCCTCCAGCGCGGTCAGGCCCACCACGCGACGGCCAGCGCCGCGCCGGATTCCCACGCGCGAGCGCATGCTGAAGCCCAGGCGCGTACTTTTGATCTTGACCGCGTTCGGCGTACGGTGCAGGCGCTGCGCTATCTCGCGCAAGTCATAGCCCGCATCGAGCATATCGACCATGCGATCGATCTCATTGTTTGTCCAGTCGCGCCGAACCACGGTCTTGATAGCCCGACGCTGATAGACAGGCCAGCGCCGCGCCTCAATCGCCGGCACCTTGCGGATCGTGCCGCGCCAGGGCGCTGGCCGCGCTGCGAATACCGTGTTGCGGTCACACTGCACAAGCTACCTCCGTGCTGCTTCGGCCAGTTGGCCGAGCGCGATCAGAAACCAGGTGCGGCCGGGAGCCTGGCCAGCGGGCCAGTAGCCGCTGAACAGCGCGTACGGCCTGGGCCGCTCCATCCCCTCGGGCGGCGGTGGGTCGTGCCGGGCGAGCACGACGCCGACGGGCAGGAGCTGGAGCGAGTATGCGATCCCGTGATGGACGAACCGGGCGAGTCCGTCGCTCGTCACCTCGAACTCAGCGAGGAGCGGGATGAGATTCGCGCCGATGAGGTCGCCAATGTCCTGGGCAAGGTGCGCCCCCTGGGTTTGGGGCGCACGGTGGGCGATTTGTTGCTGCGCGGCAGCAATCAGCTGATCCAGGCGATCCATGTCGTTGCTCTCTGTATCTTGCCCACATGGGGCATCAAGGCGCGGCGGCTGTTCTGCTGGCAACCGCCGCGCTGTTCCAGTTACCGGGCCATGGCCTCGCGCACCCAGGCGACGGGCCATTCGTCGCCCAGGGCAATCTTGAGCTCGCTCTCCGCGTCTTCACACAGGAGCGCCTCACCATCCGCGCCGCGCTGGTCGTAGTCGTAGCGCATGCCCTGGAGGGTGATGGTACGCGGGACGCGCAGGTCGCTGGGCAGGTCGGCCACACGGCGGATTGTCAACCGCTCCGCACCTGGCACCGCGTAGCGCACCATCACCACCCGTCCTTCCATCCGGTAGCGCTGCGGAAGGATAGCGATCTCGCCGTCCTTGGTCAGGTCGCCCTGTAGGCTATAGCCGCCGTCGTGCTCAGCTACACACTCCGCATTGGCCGGCGCGCTGCACCAGCGCCAGCGATAGATCGTCAGCTCGCGCCCAGCTGTCCACACCCAGGGCACGGTCGCGGCCTTTGACTCCTCGACCCGCGCGAGGCAGCGCTCGTGGGCCCGCTCGGCGGCGGCGAGGCGCTCCGCCTTGGCCTGCTCCTCGGCGGCGAGGCGCTCCGCCTTGGCCTGCTCCTCGGCGGCGCGCTGTGCGTGCAGGCGGGTGGCCGTCTCGTGGAGGAAGGCAATGGCTCTGAGGAAGGACTCGGTATCGTATGCGTATTGATAGGATGACTCCGGCTCGGTGGTTAGACCGATGCGGTCGTTGCCCCATGTCCCGATGAAGACGATCCCCTGGTACGTAAACACGATCCGTACATCCCAGGTCGTGGGCTGCGAGATTTGGTAGCCCAGGGCCTGGAGCAGCGCGGGGCTGAACGCCTCGGCAATCCACCGCTCGAACGCGGCGCGGCGCAGGGTGCGTTTGCCCTGCTCCTCCTGAATCTCGGCCCGCTGCTGCGCTTCCTTCGCGCGCTGCTCCTGGGCGCGCAGATCGGCAATCGCTGCGGTGATGTCGAGGGGCTTGAGTGTGCCAAGCATGGGAATCTCCTTTCTGGGTGGGAGGCCGGCACCGTGCCGGCCGCCTACAATTGGTTGTTACGCGATGACCTCGGCCTCCACATCGATGATGTCGCCCTGCGGCTGCGCGGGCGCGGCCACGCCTATAAGCCTGGCCATCTCGCCGGCGAGCCGCCAGAGCGCCTTGTTGGTGCGCACGTTCTCGCTCACCGAGTTCACGGCGCGGGTGCGCGAGCGGCGGCCAGTCGTCGGGCTCTGGCCCTTGAGTCCACCGCGCAGGATGTTCTCCTGCACCACATTGAAGGTCTTCCACAGGTCAGGGCGATCGTCGTCGCGCCGGTGCGGGGTGAGCAGCTGCGCCGGCGTCACCGGGCGCTCGTGCTCGTCCCACCGCAGGTCGGCGGCAGCGTCCGCGAACGCCAGCCGCATCGGCTGGGTGAGGCGCAGTCCTGACCACACCTCGGCGGTGCCCAGGAGATCGGGCAGGGAGCGCATCACGTGGTCGGCGCCCTCGATCACCGAGTCGAGGATGCGGCCGGTGTGCTGCACCTTCACGGTAGCGAACATTTGATCGGCGACGATCAGGCCATTGGTGCAGATGCACTCGAGGATGCCGGCGTGCAGCTGGTAGCTGCTGCTGCCATCGTGGCTGTTGATCAGCACGATCTCGGGCAGGCGCTGATGCACGCGCAGTGCGCCCTGGCCCATGTGATCGGCGTGGCGGAAGACGATCATATGCTTCGTGAAGCCGCGCCGCTCCTCGACGCGCGTGCGGCTCTCGGCCGCGCGCACCACCTGAAAGCCGTGCTGCTGCATCCCGGTGATGATGTCGGCGGTCTTGATGAAGGCATAGCGCTCGCTGCGGTCGGCGGCGGGCTGCTCGGCGAACGCGCTCGGGGCAAACCTGCGGATCGTCTGCTCGGTCAGGGGCTGGGCATTCCCGTCGAACCGATGCATCAAGCTGGTGCTGAACATAGAGGTCTCCTCTGCTGCTGGGTGCGGCCGGCGCTGGCCGGCCGCTGTTGTCGTTGCCTCAGAATGGATGGGTGCTCAGAACGTAATCCACATCGACCATCTTGGCGCTGCCGTCGAAGCCGATCACCAGGATGTTGCTGGGATCCATCAGGAAGTAGCGATACTCACGATCGTCGGCGAAGGTCTCGCTGTCCTCAATGAGACCGTCATAGCCGAGCAGTTGCACGATTGCATCCGCCTGATCCTGGCTGATCGTGCGATGCATCGGGAGGGTTGCCGGTGTTGCGAGCATCGTCGTTGCCTTTCTGTATGCGTTCCGCCGATGCCTTATTATAGCTCAGTGTCTATCTAATGTCAACAGGAAATTGATGGGTAATAAGAGAATATCCAGATAAACAACATGTTCTTGCTGGATAGCTGCTAGCGAATGAGGCTGCCGCCCTTGCGGTCAAGGTGCATCACCAGGTAGCGCAGGGGGTCGAGGGCGTGGTCATAGAGCTTGACGGGGGCTTCTTTCATCGGCTTGCCCTCGTCGTTCTTGGGCCAGACGTAGGTGTCAAACTCTTGTTCGAGGCTGTAGGGGCGGTACTTTGCGGCCAATGCCTCATCGCGCTCGACGAGGGCGCCGCGCAGCACGAAGAGGCGCGGCCGTCCGTCGCCGGCCTTGCGCAGGCGCTTCTGCACGGCCTGAATGCCGGGACTGATGTCCTTCTTGGCGGGGATGGTAATGATGCGGTGCATCGTCAGGGTGGCGCGGTCTTCCGCATCATGGTCGGCGATCGAGCTCTCGATCTTCTCGCGCAGCGGGTTCGGCACTGGCTGGCGGGTGCGGCGATCGATCATCCAATAGTCGGCCTCGTCGAGGCCATACATCGCGTTGAACTGCTCGAGCTGCTTGCGCGCCAGCGCCTCGGCCGCGAGCTCGATACAGTCGTCCTTGGTCTTGTACCAGCGCTCGACGCGCTTGATCGTCTCGGCGTGCTGGTCAACCGTGCGTTCGGTCATATAGAGCTGCCGATAGATGTACAGCCGGCCGTCGCGGTCGGTTGCCCCCCACAGGCAGGTAAACGGATTGTTGTAGCCGAAGTCGATCGCGCGGTGCTTCCGCCACATCTGCCAGCCTTCCGGCATGCGGTCGATCAGGTGCAGCGCGCGATCAAAGGCATAGACCGCGCCTTCGGCGACGACCCACCGCCCGTAGCGCAGGCGCTCTTTCAGCACGCCCTGGAGCGAGTCCAGAATCGCGAGCGTGCGCTCGCCCTGGGGGGTGATCGTGCCATCGTCGTTGAACAGCGAGGGGTTATCCTCGTGCCGGCTCTCCAGGAGCTTGAGCGAGCGCCGGTTCACGATCCAGTGGCTGGGCGGCCCTGGGTTGCAGTCGCCGAAGACCATTGTCCAATCGGCGACGGCCCCGCGGCCAGTGGCGCGCGTGGTGAGAGTCTGCCAGTCGTCGCGGGTCAGATCCTCAGCCTGGTTGACATAGATGAAGTCGCGCTCGGAAGAGAGCGCCTTGCCAGGGTTGTCGAGGCCGGCGATCCAGACCCGCGAGCCGTTCGGGTATTCGTACCACTCAGGCTTCTCGCCGCCATGCACGCGCACCCCGCCGCGAATGGCGATCACGCGGCGCCAGGTGTTGAGCACGCTGCCGTCCATGGTCGCGCGCAGCTTCCGGCAAATGGTGGCCTGCGCGCCGGGGTAGTGCCGCATCAGGCGATCGAGCAAGCAGGCGGCAGCCATGGTCTTGCCGGTCTCGGACGGGCCGCTGATGATGATCTCGTGCTGGCGTGCTGAGGGGGTATCGAACGTGGCGTGCAGCTGGGCGGCAGCGCCTCGGAACGTCGGCCATGCCGACATCGAACGCCGTTCAAGCTCGGCATCAATCGAGGCCAGGGCTTGACGGCGTTCGAGTTCGCGTTCGATGTCGGCTTCGGTGATCGGCATGCAATTATGGGAAACGTTGGTCGGCTTGATTCAGGAGTGTAAGCGCGCCGGCGAGTCGGGCGCGCACGAGTGCAAGCGCCTCGGCCTTGGCATCCTCCAGGTCGATGGCGGCCAGGATGATGGTCTCAATTGCCGGCGGTGCCTGCACAACCCACGCGCCAGGGTACCGGTGGTGCCGGGTCACCTGGACGGTGAGCCATGGAACGATATCGATGGCGATGGTGCGCGGGTGGCCGGCTTCGTCGCTCGCGCGAAGCGTCCATTCGACCTGATTAGTAGGCATGGCCCACCCCGCTTGGCTGCAACGTGGATGGACTCGGCGCGGTGTTCCAGGGGCTCGGCACGTAGCCGGGGTAGAACTCGCGCCACGGGCTGGCGGCCGGGTGGCCGGCCAGATTGCCCTTGAAGAACACCGGGATCATTTGGGCATCGCACTCGGCCAGCAGATTGGCCAGGTGCTGCGCGTCGGGCATGAAGCGCTGCGCGCCGTTCGTGGCCGCGCCGATGACAATCCACTCCAGCGCGCTCGGGTACTCAGCCAGGATCGGCGCGATGTCCCAGGAGAGGGGTTCGGCCGAGAGCCACGTGAGCGCGCCGCGTGCGCGCACCTGCTGCAAGGTGTACAGCGCCTTGCGCAGCATCTTCGCCTTGCCCTGCGGGCTCAGCGCGTGGCCCCACATATGGTCAGGCGGCGCGCTCACGCCAACGTGCAGGTTCTTGGGGAACCTGGCCATCTGCAGCAGGCGCGGCGCGTTCTTGGTGAGCGAGAGGAAGGTGTGCCAGCGCGCGGCATCCATCGCGTCGCACATCAGGTCGATGTCGGCAGCCGGCACCCAGTGGCCAAACATATCCGACATGCTGTCCACGAAGATGCGCGCGGGGTGCTTGGCGCGGAACGGCTCGTCGATCCGATCGGGGTGGGTATAGTGGTGCTCGAAGCCGTGGGGGTAGAACGCCTGGGCCACGCCCAGGGCCACATCCTTGGCGTAGCAGATGGCGCGCTCGCCATTCGGCATGTCCCATGCGCAGCGGTGCTCGCATCCTCCCAGGTAGTTCCAGGTGAGGTCGCACCACTCGATGCCGCGGCCGACCACCTTCCCGTGCTTGATTTTGAGTTGTTTGTTCATTGGGGTTGCCATTTCTGACAGTGAAGTGACGAGGGCGGCTCGGCAACCGAGCCGCCCTGGGTGGGCTTTGCTAGAAGGGGATCTCGATCTCGTCGGTCTGCTTCGGCAGGAGCATCGCAAGGATGGGAGTGAGATCGCCATCCGAGCAGTCGATCACGGCCGCATTACTGTTCTCGGCTGTCTCGGCGGCGATTCGGCGCGCGTGGCCGATGCGCAGGTTGTGACTCGCCGCGTAGTTCGCGCTGAGGAAGCGAATGTGCTCGGGGAGCACCGCATCGTTCGGGGCGATCACGACCACGAGCGGGGCACCAAGGGTCTTGACATTCTTCACTACCTGGAAGCGCGGCGAAGCCGTGTCGTACTTCGCCGGTCGGTCGTTCGCCTCGAGTGCGCAATCGATCTCTTCATGGACGCTTGCGCGAGCGAGTGCCCACAGCTCGGACTCCACTGCCGCGCGATCGTCGTCGGGGCCAAGCTCGGCGGTTAGCGTGATCGAAGATTTGCAATTCGAATATTCTGGCAATGTCTGAGTGGCTCCATACGACACGGTGATCTGGGTGAGCTTCATGTGGCTACTCCTTGTTTCGCTGAGGGCAACTTGCCCGCTTATGGCCGGGCTCCCGACAGATGCCGCACCGCTGCTGCTTACCACGCAGGCCAGCGGCTGATTTTGCAACTGCTTCAGGGCTACGCTTCCGACCGCGCAACTTCGAAGCCATTACTTCAATATGCTCAGGCGTGACATGCCATCCGCCTGCTGCTAGACGCCCTGCCCTTGCCTTTGCAATATGCTCAGGTGAGAGCTTTTTACCCCGACGAGCGCTGCCGATCTTTTCGCGTGCTTCAGGGGTTTGGTTCCATCCCCGCCGCGCATCCGCTGCCTTTTTGATGCGTTCAGGGGTTTGTTGTTTGCCAATATGAGCCGCTCGTATCCGCTCCTTCGATTCCGCTGAAATGCCGCGCGCTCGCTTCGTTTCAGAGATTTTGCGGCGCGTTTCGAGTGTAACCTCACGTTTTAGCGCACCATTGCCGCCGTCCGTAGCATTGGTCAGGTTGCAGCCCTGTGCCCGGTAGTGCGCGATCCATCTTTGCTCTACAACCTCCCATCCCTCACCTTCTCCGCTTTCAACTACGGTAAGGATCGGCCTGAGTCCATTGACAAGGATACTCATGATCCAATTGTTTTTGTGGGTATTACGGCGGCGCGACTCAGCTATGTGCTCTTGGTAACGGCGATGAAGATCAGTTGTCCATCCGACGTAACGCACCTTATTGGTACGCGGATCAATGAGCACATAGACATACCAGGTGCGATTAGGGTGCGGAATGTACATCGTGCGCTCCTGGGTGGGCGGCCGGCCCAGTGCCGGCCGCCCACATCGGCTACTCGGCGACGGGCGCGGCCTGGCTGTCAGCGGCTGCCTCGGCGGCGAGCGTGTACAGCGTCACCAGGCGCTGGCAGGCTTTGCATGTGACCGCAGCCTCAGTCTGCCGGGCATCCTTGCCCTTGCTAGCGCCGCACAGCGCGCCGGCGTACTCGCTGTTTGGCGCATGCACCTTCTCACTACCGGGAAACACCAGGTTCTGGCCGGTCAGGTCGGCGGTGGGCTGCGAGGCCCCATCCTCGACGGCGAGCTGACCAGCCGGCGCATCGCCGATCGGCTGCGGGAAGACCTCGACGACCTTCAGGTGCTCGGCCAGCACGCCCGCCTTGCGGAAGGTGTAGCAGCGCGACAGCGCCACTGCCCTGCTGTTGACCCGCGAGCGAATGCCCCAGGCGCCGTCGACCTGCTGCAGCACCGCGAACATGTAGGCCTCGGGCTGCTCGTCGATGATGGTCTCGCCGCTGGGCGGAACAATCTTGATTCGATACTGCGAAGCGGCCGGGATGGGCCGGCGCGTGGCTTTCGGCGTGCGGGCCGCCTTCGCGGCCTTGACGTGGTCAACATAGATCTGCTTGGCCACGCGCTGCACGCTCGGCCAGTCGAGCTGCATCTGATCGGCCACCAGCCGCGCGCCGGCCAGCAGCTCAGCCAGAATGTCGGCAAAACCCGCATACTCGCGCTCGCCGGCGAACTGGTTCGCGATCTGGTGCGCGCGATCGGTAAGTTCGTTAATGGTGGTGGTGTGCATCGTTTTTCCTCTTTCTTGTGCTGTATTTCCGCTCCGATGCACCTATCATACATCAGTGTCTATCTAATGTCAACAGGAAATTGATGTTTCTCAAAGGCAGAAGAGCGGCTTTATTCACGCACCACCACCACCAAGACGCTGCCTATGGTATATTGTAAATCACACGTCAAGGCCTCTCTATCTCCTATTTCGGCCCCTCTCTCCCCTCGCGCGGGCGGCTGTACCGTGGTGATGCAGCCGCCTACTTCATGGTGATCTGTCGACAAATCACGCAGGAATATGATAGAGTATGCGGGCGCAGCGCGGCGATAGCATTGCTCATGGAACCCTTGGGGAGAGACTCAGCATGCGTACATTGGTGTGGAATCCCGATGACCCCCTCGCTCTCGCAGAGGGTGAGAGTCCCAAGGCAAACCTGGCGCTCAATGATTACGCGCTGATGGGGGCGGGTCGGAGCCTTGCGGGGCTGATCCAAAAGTATGCCGGACGTATGCCAGGAAGCACCAGCCCCACGACAAACCTGATCGTGCTCAAACGCTGGTCAGCCGCCGACGCCTGGCAAGATCGCGTCGCTCGCTATGATGTGCTCTTGGTTGAGCGGGAGCGGGCTGCGTACGAGGCACGCTGGGCTCACCGGCGCGAGGCCGAGCGCGAGGAGACCTGGCAGCTGGCCCAGGCGCTGCGCGACAAGGCGCGTAAGATGCTGGAGTTCCCGCTGGCGGATGTTGAGCAGGTCACCGCGCGCCGGCCGGGGCCAGGCGGGGTGCAGCACATCGATATGACGGTGATCAAGCCGGCGCGCTGGGCGCTGCGGGACATCGCCACCATGGGCGAGACGGCCGCAAAGCTCGCCCGGCTATCGGCGGATCTGCCGACCGAGCGGCTCGCGATTGAGGATCTAACGCCACGTGACCTAGAGGGGATGCGCACTGAAGAGCTGCTGCTGCTCAGGCAGCGGCTGGAGCGGGCGAAGCGGCACTCGTAGTGGTAGCCAGAATCAGCGAGCTGCCCGCCAAATAAGTGGGCGAGCGGCCTTCCAACTTGGCCAAGTTTCGCGAGCAGATGACACGTGTCATTGCTCCATAGGGTGGTGAACGCAGGTGGAGGGTGAGTAGTCTTCTTACTGCCGCAGGAGCGCGAAGAGCTCGGCCCGGCGCTCCGGGTCGCGCTGGAACTGGCCACGGAGCACGCTGGAGGTCATCCGCGCCGGCGTGCGGATGCCGCGCATCGTCATACACAGGTGCTCGCCGGTGCCGAAGACGGCGACATCGCCGGTGCCGGTGATGCGCTCGATCGCGTCGGCGATCTGGTGGGTCAGCTGCTCCTGGAGCTGCAGCCGGTGCGCCGCCTGGTGCGCGATGCGGGCAAACTTGGAGAGGCCCAGCACCTCGCCGGCGGCGATGTAGGCCACGGTCACATCGCACCAGAACGGCAGCAGGTGGTGCTCGCAGAGCGACCACACGCGCATGCCCGACACGAGCACCAGCTGGCCATGGCTGACGCTCTCGAACGTGGTGTCGAGCGTGCCCGGCTCATACCCGATGAACTCCATCCACCAGCTGGCCCAGCGCCGTGGGGTATCGATGAGTCCTTCGCGCGCGGGATCCTCGCCCAACTCACGGAGCAGCTCGCGGCAGAGCGCTTCAAGCCGCTCGCGGCGTGGCTGGTGGTGCCGCGTGCCGGTGTCGATCGCATGCGCGCCGGCGACACCATTCGCCGCACCGTTCACGATGCCAGCGGCCAGGCCGCCCCAGTCATCGGCTTGTTTGCTCATGGCAACCTCAAGAGCTTGTGTAGCTGCACGCTGAGGCGCCAGCCACGGGCCTGCACGGTCTCGATGCAGAGCTGCGTGGCACGCTCGTGCTGACTCAGCGGCTGGAGGCAGATTTGCACGCCAGGCTTGGTGGGGTGATCGTGCAGCAGTGACTCCAGCTTCTCGATGTCGGCCGCTTTCCCCACCACCATCTTGATCTCGTCGGCTAGCGCGAGCACCTCAGGCAGGATCGCGCGCCGGCCTGGCATGTCAATCTTGGGGCTCACACATACCCAGTCGCACTCGGCAAGCAGCAGGCCAGGCGCGGTGCCGCTGGTCTCGATCGCCACCTGGTAGCCGGCGTCGTGCAGCGCCTCGACGAGCGGCCCGAGGCCCTGCTCGGCGGGCTCACCCCCCGTCAGCAGCACCCAGGACGGCCCTGGGTGCTGGAGGCGGATGTGCTGCGCGATCGCGTGTGCGCTCGCAATGGCGTAGCGGGCATTCGGGCCGCGCGCCTCCGCGATCGATGCGTAGGCGTTTGCCGGGTCGGCCTGCCAGGTCTCCTTGGTGTCGCACCAAGGGCAGCCGACCGAACAGCCATGCAGGCGGAGCAGCACCATGGGGGTGCCGGTCTGGCATCCCTCGCCCTGAATGGCGGTGTACACGTCGTTGATGCGGTAGTTCATCGCAGGGCCTCGCCTTTCTTGACGAAATCGTCGATAAGCGCAGCAACCTTGCGGGCAAGGTTGTCGAGCTGCGGGCTCGCGCTGGATGGCTCTTGGTGCGCGCGAACGCCGATCGGAGGCCCCCGGCGATATTCGGCCCAGGTCTTGGGGGTCTCGCTGACGCGCACAGCGCTCAGCTTCGCATACCGGACAAAGAGATAGTCGAAGATAAGGTGCGCGAGCTTTTCGGCAGTCGGATTCACCCCTTTCGGGACAACCTCGTTCAAATGCTGGTGATCAAGGGTCTCGTCAATAAACTGTTTCACGAAGTCGAGATCGCGATAGTCCTGCACGAAGCCGACCTCGTCGAGGCCGCTCGCCTGGAGTTCGACCTCAACCACGTAGTTGTGGCCGTGCAGGCGGCTGCACGGGTGATCGTCGGGCAGCCCTTCCAGTTGGTGCGAGGCCGAGAAGGTGAACTGCTTGGTAATGGTATACATCGCAACCCTCACATATCGCTTGTGTCGAGATTCCGCACGACCGCCCCCGCCTCGTTATCCTCGAAGACCGCCACCGAGATGGGCCGGTGCGGGTAGTGATGCGCCAGATAGTGGAGCAGGCGGGTGGCCAGCGTCTCGCAGCTGGCCTGGCCGAAGTCGCCACGCCCAAAGACCGGGATGCACTCCGCGAGGAGATCGTGAAACTCGACCTCGCGCTCGTGGTGTGTCACCCCCATGCGCACCTCCACAAAGAAGATGTGCCGGTGTTTGTCGCGGAGGTAGGCGCGATGATCGGGGGCCTCCGGCCAGCAGTGCCAGCCCTCAGCCGTAAAGCGCACCGCGATCTCAGCTACCGTCTGCATCGTCTGCTCCCTTCACTGGTGGATAGATCTGCGCGCCCAGCTCCTGCATGCGCCGCAGGTGGGTGCGCCAGTTCCGCTGCATCATCGCGGCACCGTAGGCCGCCACGAGATTGGCCTTGGCGCGCCCCTCGGGGCTGTCGGTCTCAGAGCCAAGGCGATACTGAAAGTTGCGCGGCATGGGGCCGAGCGTGCGGCCGGCCGCATGCTCGATGTAGCCCGACCAGCGCACCGACGACAGCCACGAAGAGCTGTCGCCGCTGTTGATCGGCAGGGCATAGAGCAGCTCATTGGGGGTGAGGCCCAGGAGATGAATCCACAGGTCGGGGTGACGCCGGTGGCGCTCCCAGGCCGTGGCCACCAGCTTCTTGCGGGTCGGGATGTCGGCCTGCACCACATTGCCGAAGCAGATCCGATCGTAGCGGTCGCTCAGCTCGTCGAAGTAGTCCCACCCATCGTTCAGCGGGTGGTACACCGGGATCGGGCGCAGGCCGAGGGCTTCGAGCTTGGCGCGGGTGCGGCGCTTGTGTTCCAGCCCGCCCTGATCAAGCTCGATATAGCCCCAGGCCTTCTGGCCCAGGCGCTGTACCACGGCGAGGTAGCGATCCCACAGCTCGCGGAAGCCGTCGATCGCTTCGGGCGCCAGTGCGAGCGCCTGATCCATGCTGACATTGTGCGCCCTCGCGTGCTCGTTAGTCAGGTGGAAGATGCCCGAGTCGATGAACACGCGCTTGCCGGCGCCGATCCACTGCTCGAGCACCGGGATGTCGGCCGGCTTGATCTCGTTGACCGCAATGAGCACGTGATCATGCACCGGCGCGGCGAGCCGCAGGCTATCGATATTCGAGGCGATGAAGTAGATGTTCGGCTCGGTCGGGTCGAACGCGCCACCCGTGCTAGTCTTTGCCAATGCCATCCCTCCCGTACAGCTCAGCATAGCGATCCAGGATGTGGCCGGCGATGTAGGGATCAGGCTGCACGAGCACCATCCGGTAGCGCTCGGCCCGGATGGTGAGCGGCGCAAACGGCCCGGCATACGGCACAAACAGCACCCCGTCGCCCTGCAGGTAGGGCGCCCAGATCGGCCAGTCGGTCATCACGTCGGCGCAGATCAGCAGGTGGTCGCCGACATGCCAGATATCGCCGGCCACCACCGTATGCACGGGATCACCGATCACCACATTGGCCAGCGCGAGCAGTGATCCATCGGATGGCGGGGTCGCCTCCTCGGCCTGGGCCTGCTCGAGCGCGTTGGCGACGAGGGCCTGCACGTCCTCGGCCTGCACGCTGACGGGCAACTGCTTGGCCTCGGCCATCTCCTGCACAATCTGTAGGTAGCCCGGCCCCCAGTTCTTGGCCATGTCGATCGCGGTGAAGTCGCCCCCGGCCAGCACCAGGTTGTTGTGGTCGATGCCGTAGCGCTCGGCCGCAAGCCGGCTCTTGGCGTCAACGCCGAACAGCACCGGGATACACCACTCGTCGGTCTTGGTGTCGAGCCCGATCCCGCGCGGCCGGTCGCGGCCCTGGGCGTACATCCACTGGAGCGCTTCGGTGCGGCCGTTCCCCTCGACAAAGGCGTCGAGCGCCGCATCGTAAGCCGGCGGGTCGCGGAAGCCGTGCAGCGCGATCGAGGTAGCCAGCGCCCCAATGTCGTGCAGCTTGGCGTTCCGATCCCAGAGCTTCGCGGCCGAGAGCGGCACGTATCTGAGGGTGAGCAGGTCGCCGCTTGGTGACAGCTGGGTTCCATCAATTTCTTGCACACGCTTATCCATAGAAAACATGTTCTTATATCATCATACCAAATACGTCTACCCCCGAAACGCACTGCTGCCAGGGGGTATATACCCCCTGGCAGCAGTGATCGACGCCACGCGGTAGCCCAATCCCGCGTGAGAAGTATAGCAAGTTCCTGCGTGTTGTGTCAACCACCACCACCATCAAAGCGCAGGAAGTTGCGAGCACGATGATGGGTCAGGGCACGGCTGTTTGGTAGATCTGTGCGTGCAGCCAGGCCTGCGCGGACGCCTGCGCGGCATCCCTGCCGCCGTGGGCGCCATCAGCGAAGTAGCGCTTCGCGGTGGGCGCGTAGGCAATCCACCCACACAGCCGCCGGTACTCGGCGCGCACCACACGCGGGGTACGCCGCGGCTTGGGTTGTGGCAGGCCTGCCAGCTTCCGTATTCCATCGCGCCAGTCCACTGCCGCGCGCAGCGCGCCCTCCGGCCCTCCATACAGCGCGTCGGCGAATTGGCGGTGCAGCTCAATGCCACGCGTATAGACTCGCCCTCGCCAGGCATGTTCGCCGCCGGCCGCCCCTCGGCGGTCGATGCGCGTGATGCCGCGCTTGTCCGCGAGCTGCTTAATCAGCTGGCGCAGCAACGCAGGATCGGGAGGCGAGGTGCGCTGCGGCGCGGCTGTGCGCTCCCACTGTTCGGCCTCCTCAGCGGTGATTTTACGAATGGTCGGCATGGTTCACCGCCGTGCCTTCGTCGATGCTGAGCCCATGATCCTTGTTGTACAGCGCTGCGCGAAGCCGTGCGTTTTCCTGCTCCAGCTGCGCCGCCTTCACCGCAGGCGATACCCCGTGCGCCCATTGGACGGTGATTCGGATGGGGTTGCACGCACGATCGGCCCGAGGCATCATATCAAATTGCAGATAGGTGTCAGCGCCGATGCTCTTGAGGATGGCGGCGGCCTGATCCGCCAGTTCGAGCACGAGCGGCGCTTCGTAGACAAGCTTTACGCCGGTGGCATCGCCGCTGACTCGCTTAAGCTGAACGCCAGGCGCGCGCTCGGCGTTGCAGGCCGCAGCGGCTTGGGTGGCTCGATACCCGCGCCACCAACCAGCGATGCGATCAATAAGATGAAACACGGGTTACTCCTCTCGTTCAGTTCTGATCTGCCCATTCAGCGACCACGCCGCCGATCACACTCAGCACAGCCGCAGCCAGCCAGACGTACTGCATGGTGCGCAGGCCAACCACATACTGCGCGAGCGTGCCGCCGTAGACCTCGCGCGCAGTGATACCGCCTGGCGCGGCCGTGCCCAGCACGAGCACGCCATCGCCATTGGCAAAGCCGCGCATCCGCGTGGCATAGCCGGTGTCGACGAATCGACTTGGCCCCGTCAGCGGATAGTCGACGTTGGTTACCCGGACGGCCTGGCCGTTCACGAGTACATCAAACGCCGGCGTCGTGCGGCCGGTCTCGCGCCAGTCACAGTCGGTCTTCGTCTCTACCTTGCCGCCCTTCACCGTGGTGCGCGTGTGGCACTCGCGCAGTTCGCTGATGAAGATGCGTAGACCTTCGCCCGCGCCCGTCCAGATACCACCGTAGACGGCTATTTCAGTGCCCGGCGTCGTATCCGCGATGGACGCTGCTGATTGTACGGGGATGCCAGTGAGCTGGCGCGCCTGGTGGTTACACCACCAAGCCGCGCCGATGAAGAGGATCGCCAGAAGGATGCCGAAACGTAGTTTCATGCGATTTGCCTTTCACCACCACCATCACCACAAGCCCCATTCAACCGGCATCTCCCACCAATGAAAGCAGTGGTGATGCAGGCTGATGTAGTCGCTGCGCCGGGGCTTGATCATCGCCATATCGAGCTCGGTGCCGGCCAGCGTCTCTACGACCGCGACCATCTCATCCCAGTCGGGGTAGCGATCGGCCCGGCTAATCGACACGTGGAGAAAGCGCCGCTTGCTGGTGATGTGCTGATGCGGAAGCGGGTCGAGCGAGGCCGCAACCCTGAGCCCATCCACGGTGCCCCAGGCGGAGAGGACAAGCGACACCTCGCCCCCTGCATCCTGGGGATCAGATCTGCCTAGGTAGGCCAGCAGCCTGCCATCGGGCAGCGTGAGATCGTGCGCTGGCATGGCAAACTCCCCGGCGCGGTTCACGCCGGGTCGGTAGGGTGGCACGGCGCGACCGCGCGAGTGTGCGGGCTTATGCATGCGAATCGCCTCCCTTTCTGCATACTTGCCCTACTGTGCGAGCAGTGCGGCAGCTTCAATGCTTGTTTCAAACTGAGCCCATCTCTCTCCGGAATAGATGCAATGTAGCGGAAGTCGCTGATTGCCTACGATAAAAATGTAATCGCTTCCCGAGACAAATCCCGAGACAAATGGTTCAGGGCTGGAAAGCTCCACGACAACTCGATCGAGTTGTGTGATGCCACGAGAGAACGAGCTTCGCGTGAAATTGATCATCGCAGTAATGGAACGTAGTTCGGTCTCGGAAATGCAGAATGAAAGGTGCTTCGTCGTTTGCATTGGATAATGTCTTTCTGCGCCCGGTTGGACAGGCGCCGGACATGCCTTCTGCGGATGCTTAGTAGTCGGGTTCGCCCTGCTCGGCGCCGATGGCGATCATCTTGGACATGGCGGCCGACCACCGTACCGCCTCATTGATACGCGGCTCGATGAAGGGGAGCCAGGCCGATGGTACCCAATGCTCTGTCATGTAGGCTTTGGTAATCGGGGCTGGTAGCTTGGCTTGGGGCGGGCTAATCTCTTTGGTTTGACTGCCGCTCCCGCGGCTCACCTCGTCGCCGGGGCCGATCGGAATTGAAAAGGCATAGAACGGAGCATTGGCCGGCGGCTTTTGGTCGAGCTTGCGAAACGCATCAAGCGCGTCCAATACCTCAAACTGCCGAGTAAAGGCGGCGATCAGGTCGCCGGTGACAGTGCCCTTGGCAGTGAGTGTTAGGGGCTGGTCAAAGCCTGCTGCAAGCACCTCGCGCAGATGCACCCGCACCTTGAGCGCCGATTGCTGCCGGCCGCCCTCGAGGGCGCGCCACCCGAAGGCAATGCCGTAGCGATCTTCAGTGTGCTTCATCTCGCCGATTGATTGCACGCCCTCGGCCAGCACGATGAGGTTGGCGACCTCGATGGCCCAGTGGGTGACAAAAGCACCGTTGCCGTGCTTGATCGTGACTTGGGGAAAGCGGGCTGCGTGCATGGCTTCATCGAGATCGTCATGCTTGCCGGCCTCAGCCAGCCAACCTGCGTAGATCTGCCGCTCCTTGGTCTGGAGTCCGGTGGCCCATTGCAGCAGCGGCTCCGCCGCGATCTGCAATGGCCGGCGCGCTGGGCCGCGCGTGAACGGTATCTCTTTCATGTCGTTGCCTTTCTACTCTAGGAAAGAAACTTGGGTAGAGCAATGCGCGTATGGCTTGTCACGATCTGCCCACCAGGTAGGCCGTGCTGGTGCGATGATGAAACAGATCGCGCAGACCCCATGGTTCTTATTGGCGTCTAGGTCAGTCCCCTTAGTAATCAGTTTCCCATTGGCAGTCAAGCCGCACAGCGCTCGATACCCCATGTCCGCAGGCTCCCATACGTGGTAACCAACATCCTGTATGCGCGCCCAAAGAGCTGACATCTAGCAACTCCTATCTCGATATGCGCACAGTGCATTCGCAATCTCATCAGCGATGGCCTCACCTTACCTTGCCCCACCACGCCATGCCAAGCCCGACCCCGCCGTGCCTTCCCATGCCTCGCCTAGCCCTGCCCCGCCTGGCCTCGCTGTACCTCTCCCAGCCGGGCCAGTCCCCGCCTATACTCGCCGCGCCAAACCACACCTTGCCTGACCCATCCAGACCTAGCCACGTCGCGCCTCACCTCGTGAATGGCAGCCGACAAACGGCTATGCCACACCGCGCCAATCCATACCCTACCGCGCCGAAGCATGTCTTGCCTCACCGATCCCGGCCCTGCCTCGCAGAACCCCGCCCGACTGCGCCACGCCTCGGCCAACCATGCCAGGCCTCAGTCGAGCACACCAAAGTGGGTAACCACAAACCGGCCATAGGTCGGCCGGAAGTCGCCGACGCCGACGAGCCGCCCGGCGTTGCTAATGACCTCATTCAGAATCTGCGGCGGGATGTACTCGGGCAGGTTGCACAGCAACTCGAAGGTCGCGCGCCACCCAGCCAGCATCGCTGGCCGCGTGCGCGTCACTGCAGCGCGCTGCACCACCACGCGCCGCCGATCGAGGTAGTCCCAGGCCGCACTGCCCAGGTCGGCGGCTGGAGTGAGGTTCACGATCGCCGCCTTGAACAAGTCCATCGCGCTCTTGCGCGGGCTGCGCGGATCCTGACGAAACTTGGCCGCGTGGATCGTGGCCTGGCGCAGGTACTCGCCAGGGAGCGCGATGTTACCATTCGGCGCGCGATAGACATAGGACTCGATGTCGTCGGTCTTCTTCGCCGTGCTACCCTTGGCGGCCTTGGCCTTCTCCTCGACCGCCTCATTGTTCCAGCGGTGGAAGAGCAGGTCGGCCACACCCTCGATCGTGATCTCGACTCGGTAGGGATAGCCCTCGGCGATGGACGGCTCGGCACCATTCGAGACCTCGGCGAACGCCGTCACGAGTTCTTTGGCCGGGATGAGTACCGTTGTCATGGGCGGGTTCCTTTCTTGGTGGTTTTACACTGCTCGAAATGCGCACAGTGCATTCGCAATCGTGGCGATCTTATCGACGTAGGTCGTGCCCGGCATGGCCCAGCGACCATTCAGTCCACGCAACGTGGGGGCTTTCCCTCGAAACCTATCGGGCAGCTCGCGATACGACAATGCAACCCTCATCAGGTGTGTCTGGGCATTCGATGGGATAATCAGCCAACCATGTGCTGCCTTTTGATGAGGAAGCGCGTAGGCCAGCAGCCGGCCGACGTGTGCAGGAATGGCCTCATCAGTCCAGCTATTGAAGCTCACGCCCTCGACCCACAAGGCATCACGCAGCGCCCAGGCGCCGCTGGCCGGCGCGGTGCGCCTGGTGCGCCCGGTGACGCCGATGCCTGCTGGGTTGCGGCGCGGGCGCTGGCACCACCACGAGGTGAGATGGCCCGTCTCGTGCGCCATCTGCGCCAAGGCCAGCACCGGATTAACATCGACCGACTCACACACGCGCCAGTAGGCCGGCACGATCATATTGCAGACATCGTGCGACGTGTAGCTGTGCGTGCCGCGCGCCTGGAAGTAGCCGCGTGCCTGCTCAAGCGTTGTGTGTGGCCTGCCGAGGATGAGAGAGTCGGCATGATATGGGCCTGGTATGGTCATGATGGCCAGCTCCACTTCCCGCGATCAAGACACTCCACGATTGCCAGTGCGACCGCAGCGACCTGCACGGCCTCCTCGCGCAGGCCGCTCGCCATCGGGCCGCCAAACCGCGTATGCAGCGCGGCTTGGGCAAGCTCACCGACCTCCTCAGTGAGTACGGTCAGGTAAGTGAACGGATCGTGGTTCTGCTCACCCCACCTGCGGTCTTGGCGTGCTCGCTCATGTAGAACTGACTCAAGTGCTTTGCTCATCACCGCTCCACCTCTGCAAACATGGTCAGCTGCCCCTGCGCAATCTCGCGCTCGCGCAGGTAGCGCGCGGCCACCTCGTAGTACGACTGCTTCAGCTCAATGCCGACACCGCGCCGCCCCATGTCGAGCGCAATCACCGGCACGGTGCCTAGGCCGGCGAAGTAGTCGAGCACCACATCGTCCGGGTTTGAGAACCGGGCGATCACGCGCTCGACGATATCCATTTGCAAAGGGCATATATGCTTCTCGTCGTCTTGCTCCCTCCGCACCAGGTTGCTGTTGAGCGTGCGTGTGCGCTGGATGTCCCACCACACGCCAGGGTGATCGGTCGGGATTGGCTCGCCGTTCGCGCGACCGAGCTGCTTCCGCTCGTCAAGCATCTGGAGATACGCCACATGGGCGTGATAGTCGTAGCCGCCGACCTCGTAGGGAAGTTGCGTGCGTCCATTGGAGCGCCAGAGGCTATTGGCGTCGATCTGCCAGCGCGGCAGCGGGTAGCCAAACTCGGGGCGCAGGCTGTCGATCGGCGCGTCGGAGCGCTGGCCGCCCGTAGCGCGCAGGGTGTGCGGTTTGCGGAACAGCAGGAGGTATTCGGGCAGGCCGGCCCCGTAGCGGCTGGCATCCTCCTGCAGGCCGGTGTAGCTCCCATCCGGCTGGCGTTGGCCGAACGGGAGGTTGTTCGTCTGAGCATTTTCGCGCACCGGGTCGGTGGCGATGGTGATGCGCCCGAAGAAGAGCCAGCCGTGCTTTTCCATCGCATCGGCGCACTTGTCGCTGAAGCGGCTGAGCTTGCGGAAGCCGTTGTTCTTGGTGCCGTAGACGATCCGATCCTTCGCATGCACGCACGCGAAGCGGCCTGGGATGGTGACGCGCATCAGCTCAGGGATGAGGAAGTCCATCTGCTGGAAGAATGCCTCATCGCCGTCGCAGTTGCCGAAGTCGAACGGGGAGTCTGTGTACGCGTACTGATCGCTGAACGGCCAGCTTGAGACGCTCAACCCGACGCTGTTATCCGGCAGTCCGGGCAGCACCTGCACGCAGTCGCCGTGATAGAGTGCGTAGCGATGGCCCAGGTCGAAGTCAAAACACGTTGCGGTCATTAGTTACTCCTGATCCAGTCGGGCACAACGATTGACCGCGTGCCATCTGGCGTATCGCGCCGCCACGCGCGGGCCGCGAGGCCACTGGTGCGCATGGCGGCGACCACTTCCTGCTGCATGGCCAGGTGCTGATTCCACTTGCGCTGCATATTGGCCAGCACCGTCTCTTCGCTCTCGGCGTAGACGACGTGGGCGCGGACGGGCCGTGTCTGGCCATAGCGGTGGCACCGCCCCAGGGCCTGATAGAAGACCTCGAACTTGTGGTCGATGCTGGCGAAGATCATCTGGTTGCAGTGCTGCCAGTTGAGGCCGAAGCCGGCGATCGATGGCTTGGTTGCGATAATCCGGGCGCGGCCGCTCGTGAAATCCGAAAGCAGCCGCTCCTTCACTTCTGGCGCCTGGCTGCCGGTGACGATCACGGCCTCAGGCACCGCAGCCTTGAGCACATCGCGCTCGGCATCCGTGAGGTGCCAGATGATGATCGGCTCATTGTCGGGGATCGTGGCCACGATGTCCGCGACCTTCGCGGCGCGGTCGGCGATCGTCGCGCGCTTCTCGGCCCACATCGCGGTGGCCGAGGCCGCGCCGTCAAGGAACATCGGCAGCTGGCCGGTTTTGTCCGGCTGCCAGGCGCGGGAGTGATCGACGCTGACGCGGTGCGGGATCAGCTGGAGTGGTGGCAGGTCATAGCCCGCGTCGCTGTAGCTCGGGTTCAAGTCGCTCGGCCGGCTGAGGCACACGGCCCACTCAGTGACCCAGGCCCAGTAGTCCTTCACCGCGTGGCCGCGCAGGCGAAAGGTGCTCGCACGGTTCGAGTCACGGATAAAGAACTTGGTGAGCATGTCGCCGGCGCTCATTACGCCCAGGAACTCGCTGTGATTGCCCAGCTCGACGATGTCGTTCGGCGACGGCGTCGCCGTGCAGGCAAGCCGGAATGGAGTCTGGGCAAACGCCTGGGTGAGGTAGTTGCGCGTGGCGCTGGTATAGTGCTTCAGGATCGAGCTCTCGTCGAGCACGATCCCGGCGAAGGCGGCCGGCACAAAGTGCTTGTCGAGCAGCCGATCGTAGTTCGTGATGACGATCGGGGTTGCGGCGGCCTCGACCTCGGCCTGCGTGCGCACATAGGTCACGCCCATGTCGAGCAGCTCACGCGCCTCATGGATCGTCTGGTGCGCCACCGCGAGCGGGCAGGCGATGAGCACGCGCCCGCCAGTGTGCGCCTGCACAACGCGCGCCCACTCCAGTTGCTGAATGGTCTTGCCCAGGCCGCGCTCCTCAAACAGTGCGGCCTTGCCCAGGCGGAGCGCCCAGGCGACTACCTCGCGCTGGTAGGGGAAGAGTTGCGGCGCGAGGTCATGGGGTGCCACGGAGATCCCGCTGGGCACGACGATGGGCCGCTTGCGCTCAAGAAACTCAGCATACTGCATGACAATCCTCGGGAAGCGCCTCGCCGATGCCGAATACACGATCGGCATCGAGATGCATGCATAAGCCACCCTCGATCTGTGTACAAATCAGCAGACCCTGATAGCGAGAGATTCCCAGAAATGTCCCGGCCACACTTCCCGTTGAGAGATATGCGACAACGCCTTCGCCATGGGCGAAGGTGCGTGCAAGGTCGTCGCGGATCTGGGCAACCAGTTTGGCTTGCGCTTGGCAGGCCTGTATCGGCTGGTTCGCTGCGTGCATGCGGTGCAGGACATCCAGTGCCGTACGGTATTGCTCGCGCGCCTGCTGGCGCCGGCGGCTGAGCTGAATCCAGTATTGCGCCCGCCGCTGCCAATATCTGGCAGCGGTGTGGAGCACCTGGGCATTCCAGCCCGTCGCATAGCGCGCCTGGCTCTTGGCTGCGCGCCAGCGTGCAATGGCGCGGCCGACCTCATGGGGAAACAGCGCGGCAAGATGCCGACTGTACTGCCCACGGGCCTGCTGCCCGGCTCGTGCGACACAGAGATCGCACGCGGGCGCGCCGCCGACCAGCGCCCCAGGCAGTGCCGCACGCCCATGGGCGGTGCACGTGTTCAAGGTCTCGGATGTCATAGATACCTCTATGGTGTGGATGTCGAACATTATAGCGGGTGCATTGTGCAATGTCAACAAGAAATTGATGTTTATGTGTAATTTCCTGTTGTTTCTAAGGAACTATGATAGTATTCGCCTGCCGGTATTTTTAGGCGCGATGTGGTTGCCCCGCACCACCATCACCACCATGGCGCTGCTCGGCGGCGGCGATTATCTCGGCAGCGGTGGCCGGGCCGGCGAGGTAGCCTGCAACAAGTTGCAGGGCATAGGCTTGCAGCGCGAGGCCGCTCCAGCCGCGTGGACTCGTCGGCGCATCGCGGAGCAGGTTGGCCAGGAGCGGATCGGCGGCGCGGCAGTGGAATGCGAACCGTGCAAATGAGGTTTCGACATACACCACCGTGTCGGCGTAGTCGCCGTAGGCGTGCGGCGTGGCCCACCAGTCGGTAGCGAGGCAGATGGTCAGGCTTAACAAGACGGCTTTGGCCTGGTAGAACTCAGCCGCGCGCTCCGGGAACTGCTTTGCGGCGACATTGGACAGCAGGGTGAGCAGCGCTGCGCCGGCTGTCGTGGCTTGGAGTCGACGTGCGTGGGCGATCCCCAAGCCAAAGGTCGTGACCGCAAGCGTGGCGGCGTTCTGTATTTGGGCGTCGGTGGGCGTTAGCATAGAACCACTCCATGCTGTTGATAGTCGTGCTCCCACTCGCGCAGAACGCCAAGGTGGTCGGGGCAGAGCAGGCCGTCCTTGGTCGTTGTCCAAGCAGCACAACCGCAGATAGCGCAGGTGCCGAGCAGCGGGAAGGGATCCATCTGCTCGGTGATCTGCTCCTTGCTCAGCTGGAAGTGTGAGACGCTCGGGCCAACGCCGCATTGATCGCAGTAGCCGCCCATCACCTCGCCTTCCTTGCTGGCGTTTGGCGTTGTGGCGCGGCAGGTATCGCAGAGGGTGCGGCGATCGTAGCAAAAGGTTTCACCAGGCTGGCTCAGCACGACGGTGTACATATTGAGGTGGATACCTGGTCTAGGGATAACCACAGCCGCCGCAACCACCTCCCCCGCATCCGCAGCGATCTCCTCCACCGAGTTGCCGCTGTCGGGCGTCGTCACAGTGGCCGAAACACCCTCCGAGAGCAGGTCATGCACCAGGGCATTTAGCTTCACCTCGCCATCGTGATAGGTCGGTGCGAAGCCGATCAGTTCCCCATCAAGGTACAGCGCATAGTCGCGCGTCGCGCGGTCGTAGCAGATCTCCTTGCGGAAGGTCGCGTCGGTGGTGCTCATCGTCGTTGCCTTTCTGTATGCGTTCCGTCGATGCCTTATTATAGCTCAGTGTCTATCTAATGTCAACAGGAAATTGATGGTTATTTTGAATATAATCATGTTCTTGTTGACGGCATTCTTGGTATTTGATACACTGATGGTGGGTGCCTCGCGACACACCCTTGTCGCGAGCGTGTTGTTGCGAGGCACCCATGGCCCCACACTACCCCAACGCAACATGGCAGCCATCCCCCAATTACACGCCAAGCCACCAGGGGCGTAAGGCGGTCGTGCTCCACATCGCCCAGGGCGGCTACCAATCCTCGATTGACTATATGCGCGGGGCGGGAGTCTCCTCGCACTTCATCATCAGCACCGCAGGGGGCGTTGCCCAGCTGGTCGATCTCGACCACTCGGCCTGGGCCAATGGGCTCCACTGGGTCGGCGAGCGGGCGCAGCTGCCGCAGGGCTATCCCTGGCTCGGCCCAGGGTGGTACTGCCCTCACGAGCACAAGGTCACCCCGACATGGGAGTCCATCACTCCAGGGATCAACCCGAACCTCCAGACGATCAGCATTGAGCATGCCGGCTTCACCAGCAAGGCTGTGCCTGCGATTCAGCGCGCTGCACTTATTCAACTGCTGCGCTGGCTTGGGCGGCAGTATCCCGAGCTGCTGCCGTGGGTGCCTGGCCGCACGCTCATTCGGCATGCGGATATCGATCCCGTGGACAAAGCGTTCTGCCCTGGCACGGGCTTTGACATGGCCACAATCGCCGATGCCGCCAATGTCCCGCTCCCTCCCGCCGAGGCCTGGCAACGCGTCTGGGCCAGGCGCGGGATTGACCTGCCGGCACACCAGATCGGATGGGCAATCCCTCAGCTCTACAAGTACCACTTCACCGAGCTGGGGGCCTGTGTGGAGTCCGAGCACTATCTCGCCAATGGGCAGGTCTCAGTCGCGGTCTTTGAGCATGGCCTGATCTACTTTTTGAAATCGACCGGGCGGGCCTACCTCGGGCCATCCTTTGTGCAACCCATAGGAGCGAGCGATGTGGCGTGATGATGGCGGGCGGCGGCGCGATGGTGCCCGACTGCAGGAGCGCATCAGGGCAATCGCCCTGATGGTCGGTGATTCGATTGAGAAGTTCCTGCACGAAACCCTCGCACTACTCGACAGTATCACGCGGAGCGACATCGCGTCGTTTATCGAGCGCCTGGATACCATGCAGGAAGGCCAGGTTGGCACCCGGTCGTCGCTTGATGCGATGGCCCAAACCTTTGCCGAGTTGCTCGGCGAGGTGCGCGGCCTGCGGTCGGATGTGACCGCGCTCCGCTCAGGTTTGGACGTTGATGTAGGCCGCCTGGAACAGCGGGTGGACGATCTTGAGTCGCGTGATCGGTAAGGGGCCGCTGTGAATTTCGCATCCATTGAGTGGGGACAAATCGTGCTCGCACTACTGAGTGTTATGGGAGGGGCCGGCGGCGTGACTGCGTGGTATCGCGCGCGGTCGCAGAATCGCACCGACGAGCGCAAACTTCTCACTGATGAGCAAATCGCATTTCGTAGTGCCATGGCTGCTGAGATTGGGCGCCTTTCGGCGCTCCAGCAGGCATTGGCAACCGACAAAGACAAGTTGGAGGCCCAACTTGCCGATCAAGGTCGGCAGCTCGAGCGGCTGCGCACGCTCGACGAGATTAAAGAGCGGCAGATCGCCGAGCTGCAAAAGCAGAATGCCGATCTGGTGCTGCGTTCGAATGCGCAGCAGGGCGAGATTGAGGCGCTGCGCGAGGAAAAGGCGCGCGTGCTGCAGCAACTTACCGTCGCGCATGCGACCAAAGAACTGCTTGAGCGTGAAAACAACGATCTGCGGCGCGAGATGAGCCGCCTGCGCAGCGACCTCGACACCTTGCGCGGCGCGGTGGTCACCAGTGGGGAGTCGTGAGCTTCTGTATCAGTGGCTGGAGGTGATGGCGCTGCTCGGCGCCGTGATCCATCAGGGGGTTGCGCCGCGCTACAGTCCGGGGCTAATGGCCCGTGTAGCCGATCGCCGCGACCTGCCCGTTGTGGCATGTATGGTCAGCAGCCCACGCTACCCGATCGGCACGTGGCTGCTGGTGATCGGGCTGAACACGGAGCAAGTGGAGTGGTGCCGGGTCACCGATGTGTCGCACCCGCGCGACCGGCAGCGACACATTCGCACGCATCGCGAGATTGAGTTTGGGTATCCGGAGGCGCAGCGATTGTGTGGTCTTGACGCATTGCACGGCCGGCCAGAGCGCTGCCCGGTGATCGTGCTCTATTTCCCGGAGGGTGCATATGGATCTTTCAACGTGGACTCTGCTCCTGGTCGCGCTCACCCCGCTGGTGATCGCGGCCCTGCGGCGCGACTCGATGTCGGACAACCAGGTGACGCTGCTCACGCTGGTGGTGGTGGTGCTGTTCTTCTTCGCAGGGAAGGCGCTCGACGGCGGGCTGGCGTGGCCGCTCCCCCAGGGCTTGGCCGGCGAGTTGGGACAGGCGCTCATCGCGCAACAGGTGCTCTACCTGCTCGTCAAGAATACCTCGCCGATCAAGGCGCTGGAGCGGCTGGGGAATGCACCCGACTAAGCAGCAGCACCTGCGTCGAATCTGGGGAGCCCTCGCCCGGTCGAAGTATTGCGATCCGATGTGGTGGCTCTTGCTTGGCTGGTGCGCGCTGGTATTTAGCTGGCGCGCCTGGCTTGTGTGGTGTATTCGCCGGCAGCAGCGGCAGGAGAAGTAGGTATGCAAGGAAGTGGAACCCTCGGCTCGCGCGGCGATCTAGTCGCCCGCAAGATTCCGCGTCAGCGGGCGCCGCTCCGCTGGCGCCTGCGTAACGCGCTACGGTGGAGCTACATCAAAGGCTGGATAGCGGCGCACTGGATCGCGCCCTTCGCCAATGCCTGGGGGGTCATGACCGGGATCGGCCAGCTCGATGTGGTGCTGATCAAGGCCAATGGAGCGCGAATCTATTACGGCACAGTCGGCTACCGGGTGATCACCAACGCCGGCGTCACCTTCCTGCGCGACGACTGGAACAATAACGCGCAGGACTTCACCACCTTCAATTTTCATGCGTGTGGTACTGGAACGACTGCAGAAGCGGCTAGTGACACTGCGCTTGTTACTGAATGCACCACTGCTCTGAACCCCGATAGCACCCGTGCTACGGGAACCCGCTCGACGCCGGCGAGCAACCAGTTTGCGTCGGCTGGCACAGTGACGTTCGATGCCTCGGCGGCTGTCACTGAACATATGTTGATGAGCCAGGCAGCGACTGGCGGTGGTACCGGGTGGGATCGCACGGTGTTTAGTGCGATTAACGTGGTGAGCGGGGATAGCATCCTTTTCACGTATACTTGTACTCTTTCCAGCGGTGGATGACGTTTTATATGTAGACTAGACAGACGAACAATTGTATAATTCATTGCAGGAGGTAAATGCAATGAATGTACTCTGTGAGGCCTGTGGGAACGAGTTCAAGCGCCGGAATGCACGTCAGCGGTTTTGCAGCACGGGCTGTCGCGATACCAGCATGCGCCGAACGGTTGCACTGATATGTCAGCAGTGCGGGCGCGAGTTCCATCGGCCGCCGTGGGAAGTGCAGCGAGGTCGTACAAAGTATTGCTCACGTGCGTGCTATCACGAGGCATCGATAGGGCATCGGGGATATAACACGGTCGAGCCAATCGAGCGCATTTGCGAATCCTGTGGGAAGTCGTTTCTGACTGGTGGTCGCGGCCGAGCAAAGATAGATCAGCGGTTCTGCTCACGGTCATGTCAGCAACGATCGCGCTACCGGCACGGCGCGAAAGCGCTAGAACTTCAGGCGATCGATGCTGCCTACATTGCTGGATTTATTGACGGAGAAGGTTCGTTCATTTTGTATCGCCGGCGCGATGTCGTGGCTTTTCGGATTAGTGCGGCCAATACAGTATTGTCTGTATTGCAATGGATTGCAGATGTTACCGGCGTTGGAGCGGTGATTGAGCAGCAAAGCCGAAATGCAAATCATCGCAACTCTGCTTGGTGGACATGTAATGCGGAAGCGGCTGAGTCGGTAACACGGCAGATCCTTCCTTACTTGCGGATTAAGCGTGCGCATGCTGAACTGGCATTATCTGTTCAAGAGCGACTGCGCGATCCGAAACTCAAAGCCGACCGCACATGGCAACAGGAGGCTATTACGCAAATGCAAGCACTGAATAAGCGCGGCTCGCGGGCCGCAGACGAGGGCTAGCATGGCAGCACTGCCAACGCTCGATCGCCAGCGCATCTGGCGGGGCATCATGCGCTACTGGTCGGCGCAGCGTGACATTCTGGCCGGCTGCACCAAGACCGACCTGCAGGCGGCCATCAATGCCGCCGACGATTGGGTCGACTCGAATGCGGCCAGCTACAACAGCGCACTGCCGGCCACCTTCCGCACCAATGCCACGGTCGCGCAGAAGGCCTTTCTGCTGGCGATGGTCGCCCTCGCACGCGGCAATGTGGCACTGCTGCGCGCCATTCTCGGTGAGGTGGATTGATGGCAACACGCTTTGTCGGGCTGCCGCACAGTGCCGAGTTTCCGGCGAGCAACTTCCCGCAGATCACGCACATCAACCAGCGCCCGGTGCTGGCCTTTGATGCCGCGACCGACGAGACCGCCTACTGGACGGACATCGCGCCGCAGGGCCTCACGGGCACGCTGACGCTCGTCATCACCTACGGTATGGCCAGCGCAACCAGCGGCACGGTCGGCCTCCAGGCCCAGATTGAGGCGGTTTCCGATGGCGATGTGACCGATCTGGATGCGACCACCAGCTTCGATACGGTGAACAACTCGGCGAGCACGACGGTGCCGGGAACGGCGGGGCAGATCGATCAGATCAGTATCACGCTGACGAATGCCGATAGCCTCGCCGCGGCCGACTATTATCGCATCAGCGTGAACCGGGACGCGGATGGATCGGCGATCACGGATAGTGCAACCGGCGACCTGTATCTCCTGGCGATCGAGCTGCGCGACGCAGCCTAGCGGAGTCTGCGATGGCCGTGCGCTTCGATGCCAACGCCGACTTTCTCCGGCTGTCGTCGGGGATCTTCGACTATAACGCCGGCTACACGATTATGGCCTGGGCGTACCCGGTAAGCAACCCGGCGGCTCAGATCACGCTGTTCTCGGTTGCGGCCGATGGATCGAATCTCGATCGCTTGCGCTCGAACTCAGGCGGCACCACCTGGTCGGCACAGTCGATCGTGGGCGGTACGTCGGTCAACACGAACGGCTCCAGTGTGAGCTATGGGAGCTGGCAACATTGGGCGCTGGTGCGGCGGGACGCATCGAACCTGGACACGTACGTGAATGGCGTGCTCGATGCCACGAGCACCCAGTCGGTGAGCGGTCGCAGCGCGGCCGCGCAGCTGGATATTGGCAACACCAATAGCGCGAGCGCCTACTTCAACGGGCGTGTGTTCGCGATCAAGGCCTGGAATGTCGCCCTCACGGCCGCTGAGATCCAGGAAGAAATGCGCACCATCCGCCCGGTGCGACTTGCCAACCTCTGGGGCTGGTGGCCAGGGCGGCCAGGGAGTGGCGAGCGGGCGAAAGACTACAGCGGCAACGGGCGCAGTTTGACGGAGGGCGGAACCCTCACCGATGAGGACGCTGGGCCGATTAGCTGGGGGGCGCGGAGTGGCAAGCGCGCCCGACCGCCAGGCACGCAGTATAGCCAGACTGTGGCCGGCACCCTGACGAGCACGGGTGAATTGGTCAGGCGTACGGGCAAGGGCCTGGCCGGCACGCTGACGAGCACAGGGGCACTCATCAAACGCACGGGCAAGGACTTGGTTGGCACGCTCACCAGCAGCGGCGGGCTGGTCAAGCGCACGGGCAAGGGCCTGGTCGGCACGCTCACGAGCAGCGGGGCGTTAGCAACGGCGCGGGTCTACCTGAAAGCGCTCGGTGGCACGCTCACCAGCAGCGGGGCGCTGGTCAAGCGCACGGGCAAAGGCCTAGTTGGCACGCTCACGAGCAGCGGCGGGCTGGTCAAGCGCACGGGCAAGGGCCTGGCCGGCACGCTCACGAGCAGCGGGGCGTTAGCAACGGCGCGGGTCTACCTGAAAGCGCTCGGTGGCACGCTCACGAGCAGCGGGGCGCTGGCCAAGCGCACGGGTAAGGGCCTGGTCGGCACGCTCACGAGCAGCGGCGGGCTGGCCAAGCGCACGGGCAAAGGCCTAGGCGGCACGCTCACCAGCAGCGGGGCGCTAGTCAAGCGGACTGCGAAGCGCATGGCCGGCACATTGGCCAGCAGTGGCACATTGGTGGTGTCGCGCATCCATGTGCTGGCGCGGTATGTGGTAGATGTCCTGGCGCGACGTGTGCGATTCGCGCCGGGGGTATTTCCTTGGGTACGCGCAGTCGTTCGTCGCGTGCAGTATGAGGCAGAGGCTATGGCACTCGCAGAAATTGCCAAAGATCCGGATGAGGTGATTGATGTTGCCATTGACTATTCTGTCCTCCTCGATGGCGACACTATCACGTCATCGACGTGGTCGGTAGCCGGTGTCACGCTCGCATCGTCCTCAAACACCACCACCACCGCCTCTGCACGCATTAGCGGCGGCACCTTGGGGGGCAAACACAAGGCGAAAAACACGGTCGTGACCACGGGGGGGCAGACGTTCGTTCGCCGGCTGGTCTTTGCGATGCAGGAGCTGTAATGGCACCATCACGCTCCCGACCACGATTCTTTGCCCGCCTGCGCTACGGCATTGCGCGGATGTTGCTCAAGGCGCAATCCTTCTCGATCGTGCCGAGCTGGTTCACGCAGTCAGTATTGCAGCCGGCGTTTCGCTCACTGGTGCGCGACGGCTACCAGAAGTCATCCGCCTTCTTTGCATGCATTAGTACGCTGGCGTTCAGCTTCCCCGAGCCGCCACTCTACGTCTATGATGCCGAGGGTGAGGAAGGGCAGTCCATGCCCATGCACGGCCTGCGCAAGCTCCTGCGCAAGCCCATGCCGACGATGGGCGAAGCTGAGTTCAAGGCGACGGTCATCGTCTACCTGGCGCTCGGCGGCAACGCGTACCTCCACAAGCTGCGGAACAAGGCCGGCCAAGTCATACAACTGCGGCCCTACCACGCTGGGCACATCACCTGCGTGCCTGGTGGCGAGAACTGGATCTCGCACTACCTGTACAACCCAAACGGTACCGGCACGGTCGGGGTTATCCTTGACGACCTGACGCGCATCGAGCCGAATGATATCGTGCATCTCAAGTGGCCCAGCGTCGATCCGGCCCAGCCCTGGCAGAGCCAGCCGCCGATCCTGGCCGCCGCCGCCGAGGTCGATGCGGATGTCGAGGCCATCCGCTACATCTTTGCGCTGCTCAAGAACGACGCCATCCCCCGCACGGTCGTGACCGTCCCGGCTGAGCGGCCGCTTGACGACGAGGAAGTGCGGCGGATGAAAGAACAGTGGCGGGAGCGCTACGGCGGTGACAACCGCGGCGAAGTGGCGATCCTCGAAGCCGGCGCCACCGTCGCACGCCTTGGGCTGAACCTCCAGGAGTTGGCGTTCGATGCGCTCGTGCGCATTCCAGAGACGCGCATCGCGGCGGTGCTGCGGGTGCCGCCGATCCTCGTTGGGCTGAATAGCGGGCTTGATAAGGCCACCTACAGCAACTACGCAGAGGCGCGGCGGGCCTTCACCCAAGACACACTCATCCCACTGTGGCGTCTCTTTGAGTCGGAAATCGAGGCCGATCTCCTGCCTGAGTTTCCGCGCGATGGCGGCATCAGCGTGCGGCACGATCTCTCGCGTGTCGCCTCGCTCCAAGAGGACATCAACGGCAAGTGGGAGCGGGTGCGCAAGGCCTACCTGGCCGGGCTTATCAAGAAAAACGAGGGCCGGCGCTCCATCGGCTACGCGACCGAGCCAAACGGCGACGCCTACTACACGCCGCCGACTGCTCAGCTTGCGCAGCCGGCCAAGCGTGCGCTCCCCGGCGATACCTCCAAGGTGGTGGTGCTGCTGCCGGATGGCCGGATTGTCGGGCTTGACGACGATGCGGCGACGACCGTCGAGTCGCGCGGCACGCCGCGCAGGCCTGCCGAGCAGAACGCCGCCGACCTCGCCCCAATTGAGGCCAAGATCGAGCGGGCGATGCAGCGCTACCTGCGCGCGGAGTACCGCAAGGCCGCCGAGGGCGTGCGCGACGCGGCGAAGGCCGGCGAGCTTGACCCGGCGGTGATCGACCAGCTGGGTCTTGACCTGGGGCCAGAGGTGCGGCGCATTATGCACCGCTTCTACCCGCAGGTGATGAAGCCGGCGTTTGAGGACGCCGAGATTGCGCTCGATGTGACCATCGGCTTCGATGTCGAGAGCAAAGAAGTGCAGCAGGTGCTCAGCGACCTGGCCGACCTGGTGACCCGCATCACCGAGACGACTCGCAACGATATTCGGGCGCTGATCGGGATGCAGGCGGCTGAGGGCTGGTCGATCGAGCAACTGGCGAAGGAGCTGATGAAGGCCGGCGTCACCGCATCGACCGTGCGCGCCACGATGATCGCCAGAACCGAGACCGCCGCCGCCTACTCGCGTGGCTCACTGCTGGCCTATGAGCTATCGGGTGTGGTCGACTCCGTGGAATGGATGGCCACCATCGATGATCTCACCTGCGAGGACTGCAAGGCGCTGAACGGCACCATCACGAAGCTGGGCAAGGCATTCAGCGACGGGACGCAGTTTCCACCTAGACATCCAAATTGCCGTTGCACGTTGATCCCGCTGCTGAAAAAGTAGCAGCAGACTGGTCAGTGTTTCGATCGTCACGAGGAGTCGCGCGCTATGAATGTTCGGCGAACGCCGTCAGCTGAGGGGATGCTTGACCCGCGTGTGCGCACCCTGCTGATCGGGGTGCGTCAGGCGCTCATTATGATCCTTGGCCATATCGAAGATTTCCTGGGAATCGAGCGCAGCATCATACCGCGCCACAAGCGCGGGAAGGGAGACATCCATGAGCCCTACGAGCATGACGGATCCCAGTGAGTCGGTGCAGGCGCGCTTCATCGGGCGCATCTTGGTGGTGCCGATCGGTGCCCTGATCCTCTTTGCCCTATGGGTGGTCATTGCCAGTGTACTCACCCCGCTGCATGGGCTTGAAGATACGGCGATGCTCGGGCTGCGCCTCGGCATGATCGCCTTTGGCGCGCTGATCATCGCGATGGCGTCCGGCGCAGCCATCTGGCGGTTGCTGCACTGGTAATTGACACAATTTGGTATAATACATTGCAGGAATCGAAAACGATCCTGCAACTTCCTGTAGGTGCGTGCCGGGGCTCCAGCGCGCGGTAATCGAAGAAGCCACCCTGTAAGCACAGAGCGGCGCATTCCAGGCCACTGATAACAGCGGCCTTGGATGCGCCGCTTTTTGCGTTTTGGAGTACTGGCATGAACCGTGAACTCAAGGTCGGCCCCACGCACGTCAAGAAGATCGACGGCAACCTGGTCACCGGCATCGCGGCTGTTATGGGCAACCTCGACAGCTACGATGATCGGATCTGGCCTGGCTCATTCACCAAGACCCTGCGCGAGCGCTACGGCAAGATCTACCACCTCTGGCAGCACGACTTCGACTGCCCGCCGATCGCCCAGATCACCGAGCTGCGCGAGGTCGGGCGCGATGAGCTGCCGCCTGTCGTGCTGCAAGAGGCCCCCGAGGCAATGGGCGGCCTGCTCGTGACGCGGGAGTACCTTCCCACCCCCCGCGCCGCCGAGGTGCTCGAAAACCTCAAGGCCGGCGTGCCCCTCCAGATGAGCTTCGCCTACGACGCGATCAAATACGACTTTGAGGAGAAACCCGGCGCCAAGTATGAGTGGGAGCGCATCAGGAATCTGCGTGAAGTGCGCCTCTACGAGACATCCGATGTGCTCTGGGGCGCGAACGACGCGACCGTCGCCGCCAAGGGCGCGTTCCCGATTGAGGTGCTCATCAAGCACCTCGCCGGCCGCGAGCTGCCGCTCGATATCATCGTCGAGAATCTGGGCACGCGCGAGCTGCCGATCGAGATGCTGGTCAAGAACCTGGGCGATCGAGCACTCGACCTCTCGGTGCTGGTCAGCCATATCGAGCGCCAGGCCAAGGCTGGCCGTCGCAATGCGGCCGACGACCTGGAGCGCATCAACACCATTGGCACCCTCGCTGTCGAGCTAGGCGCCACCTCGGTCGCGCTGACAGCGACCGACGAGGGCGCAACCGAAAGCGACTCATCCAAGGCATCGGGCAGCCGAGCCGGCGCACCGCCACTCACTGCTGCGGCCTATGCATATCGGCTGAAGGCCGCAGAGCGACGGCTCGCGCTGCGGTAGCGCAGCGTCCCGATCTCCTCTGCACCATGAAGAGGACTCTATGCTACAGGCACAGATCCAGGCGAAATACAACGAGGCCACCGAGGTCTATGGCCGTGCGAAGGCCATCCTCGACGAGTACGACAAGAAGGAGATGCCCGCTGAGAAGTCTACCGAGGTTGATACGCTCTTCGAGCAGTTCGACCGACTGACCGGCGAGGCCAAGCGCCTTGAGGGCGCGGCGCGGCGCGAGCGCGAGATGGCCGAGATCAATACGCCGCAGAATGGGCTGGATACGCCCAAGGGCATGCCCGCGCCGGGCCAAGCCACCCAGCAAAACGAGGACGCCGCAGCGCTCAAGGCGTGGAACCGGGCGCTCAAAGTCGGGCCGCGCGGCCTGACCAATGGCGAGCTCAAGGCACTCCGCGCCGACACCGACGAGGCCGGTGGATTCCTGGTGGCCCCCAAGCAGGTCGTGACCGACCTGCTGAAGTTCGTGGACGATATGGTGTTCATCCGCACGCTGGCCACCGTCTACCAGCTCGATAAGGCCGAGAGCCTGGGCGTGATCGCGCTCGACTCCGACCTGAACGACGCGACCTGGACCAGCGAGGTTGCGACGGGCAACGCTGATACGGCCGAACCCTTTGGTGGGCGCGAGCTGAAGCCCAGCCCGCTCGCGAAGCGCATCAAGATCACCCGCAAGCTTCTGCGCCAGTCGACCATCAACGCCGACGCGCTCATTCGTGAGCGCTTGGGCGTGAAGTTCGGCTACGCCGAGGAGAACGGCTACCTCACCGGCAATGGGGTCAACCAGCCGCTTGGCGTGTACACGCTCTCGAACGACGGCATCGGCAGTGCGCGCGATACCACGGCTGCTGCGGCGGCGGCGCTCGCCGGTGACGACTTCATTAATACCAAGTTCGCCCTGAAGCAGGCCTACTGGGCCAACGCGCGGTGGCTGCTCAGCCGGCCCGTGCTCAAGGCGACGCGCAAGCTCAAGGACTCGGCGGGTAACTACCTTTGGGCGCCGGGCCTCGGCCCAGGGGGCGGCCTGACCAGCAACCTGCCGCCGACGCTGATCGACTCGCCCTACGACGTGAATGAGCTAGCGCCGAGCACCATCGCGACCGGCCAGTACGTGGCGATCATCGGCGACTGGAAGAAGGGCTACTGGATTGCCGAGGCGCTGAGTCTCGAGATTCAGGTGCTGACCGAGCTCTACTCGGAAACCAATGAAATCGGCTACATCGGCCGGCGCGAGGTCGATGGCCAGCCGGTGCTGGCCGAGGCCTTCTCGCGTCTGAAGATGGCCTAAGGCTCCACGTTCGCCGACCGGGAATCGTGACGTAGCGGGGCCGCTCCCAGGCGGCCCCTCGCAGAACATAGGTGAGCTATGGGTCTCCTGAGCAAACGAACCAAGATCGTGCAGGCAATCACGCCGACCGCTGGCGCGGCTGGCGCAACGGCCATCAACGGTGCGACCATTGATATGGCCGGCTGGATGGGCTGTCTGATGAAGGTGACGTTCGGTGCGATCACCGCGACCGCTGTCACTGCCATCAAGGCCCAGCAGGGCCAGATCAGCGACATGAGCGATGCGGCCGACCTGGCTGGGACGGCGCAGTCGATCGCGGACACCGACGACGACAAGGTGTTCTACATCGACATCTACCGCCCGACCGAGCGCTACCTGCGGCTGGTGGTCGGTCGCGGCACGGCCAACGCGGTGGTCGCCAGCGCGGAGTACATCCTGTACGGCCCGCGCAAGCCGCCGAGCGCGCACGGCGCGAATGTGGCGGGGGAAACCTTCGCCTCACCAGCCGAGGGCACCGCCTAATCGACCGTCGTGGTGATGGTGGTGATGTGTATGCAGCCACCACCATCACCTTCACCCTGGGCGTGAGCACCGTATGAGCATCATCACGACCGATCACCTGCGTGCCTATCTCGACCAAGTGCCGGCCGGCGCGACGCCCGATGCGAAGCTGACCGACATCATCACGCGCGCCCAGGCTATCATCGACACTACGCTTGGGTTCTCATTTTTTGATGCAGACGCCACCTGGATCGGTGTGGCGGCGACCCAGAAACGCGTGCAGAGCGAGCGGTCGGTCTACCTGAAGCTGCCGCCGTACCAGGTGGGCAGCATCACGGCGGTGTCGCCTATCACAGGTATCACCGTGAGCACCGACCTCATCACCGACTATGAGGAGCAGGCCCGGCACCACCTGTACCGACCTGTAGGCTGGGGCGGCGGGCGGTGGGCCATCACGGCAAAGTATGGCTATGGCCCGGCACCAGCGTCGATCGTGGAAATCTGCCTCGAGCTGGCCGTCAATATCTGGCGACAGAAAGGGCAGGGCCTGTTCCAGCAGATACAGGGCGTCGATGTTGTAGGCAACGCTGTTGGCGGCGGATCGCTGAAGTACGTCGGCGGCCTGAACGCCGAGCAGCGCAAGACGGTGATGAAGGTGCGCGCGCAGTATATCGAGGTGCTGCATTGAGCGGCGTCTTCCACACCTTCGACCTGATCGTCGGCATCCTCAACCCGGCGCACCTGCAGGCGCTCCAGAAAGAGTTCCTGCAGCGGGTGGTGCTGACGGTCGAGGCAAACGTGAAGGCGGTCACGCCCGTGCGCACCGGCCACCTGCGGCGCAGCATCAGCGGGCGGGTGTATAAGCCGACTGAGGGCCTGATCGGAACGAACGTAGTCTATGCGCCCATCGTGCATCGGCGCAACCCATATATGGAGATCGGCTTGCACAACAGCGAGGGGCAGATTTCCAACTTCCTGGCCGAGCTGGGCGGAAAGTGGCTTGAGCAATGAGCTATGTCTCGTATGCCGATGTCGTCGATGGCCTGCATGAGCGGTTCCTGACGATCGCCGGCTTCCCAGCCTATAACGAGGAAGGGGTGCTCATCAACCTACTCCGGTACGAGCCGGCGGTGATCCACCACACGCCGACCATCTATACCCTGCTCGACGGGTTCGAGCGCAACGCATCGGGGCAGCTCACCGCGATGCACTACCGCATCCTGCACCGGCTGGTCATCCAGTGGCAAGACAACGAGCAGGCTGAGTTGGCGCTGATGCCCTTCGTGCATAGAGTCCCAGCAGCGGTCGATGCCGATCAAACCCTGGGCGGCCGCATCACCATGGGGCTCGCGCGCATCAGCAGCGGCCAGAGCGGGTTCGTGATCATATCGAATACCAAGTACCGCTGCCTGGACTTTTTCTCGACGGTGCCGACCAAGGCACCGTTCCAGAGCGGGATCTAAGGAGCCTTCTATGAGCGAGATTGCCTTCACCTACAGCAAGGAAGACAACCCAGGCGAGACCTTCATTCCTGGCGTGCCGCTCCGCGACCTGACCGTCGCGGAGGTGCAGGCGATGCCGAAGCACATGCGCGATGGCGTGCGGAAGCTGTCGTTCTACGTGGCCACCGGCGCCCTGCCTGCGGATATCTTCGAGACCGCGCCTGATGCAACGCTGGATGCGAGCGGTGCGCAGGAGAGCGCCGGCCAGCCGAGCGAGACAGCCGGGGCCACGCCGGCCGCAGTCACCAGCGCGCGACGCGCGCGCCCGACGCCGAGCGAGACGAAAGGCGACGACTCGAATCCCTGATACAAACGACCCGCGCCGGCACCTGCCAGCGATCAGCGACCGCAACCGGGGGAACTCAGCTGCGACCGAGATGCGCATAGGGAGCGATCACCATGGCTGAGATTCCATTTGAAACCTTCCGTGTCGCGCTTGAGGCCGCGCGCGGCACGGCCGAGGCGGCGCCGACGCACCTCATCAACCTGGCCGGCAAGATCACGCCGAACATCACGCGCTACCGGCCGAAGGAGGCGCGCGGCACGCGGGCGCGGAATTACCGCTCGGTGGATACCCGCAAGGGCGCCGAGTGGGAGGCCGAGGGCGACGCTGACGGCAACGAGACTCTAGTACTGTTGAACATGTCGGTCGCTCCGCTGACCACGCCCAGCACTCCCAGCGGCGCGACGCTCTCGCGACTCTGGTCGTTCGTGCCGAATCTGACCGCCGACAACATCAAATCGGCCACCGCCTGGTGGGGCGACCCGGCGCTCAACCAGCTCCTGTCGGATTTCTGTGTGCTTGATGAGCTGGTGTTCGAGAACGACGCGAGCGGCGAAGAGGTGCTGACCATCTCAGCCAAGGGGATGGGCGGGTTCCCTTCCAAGGTGAGCGCGCCGAGCGCAACTGCCTCGATCGCCGGCGTCACCTTCCCAGGTCAGATGATGCAGTGCTGGATCGATACCGCCAGCGCGATCGGCACCACCGCGATCAGCGGCCGGCTCATCTCGGCCAAGCACACGATCCGCACCGGCGCGACCTACAAGTATCTGGCGGCCGGCCCCACCGGCGCGCTCGACTACACGCTCATCGGGCGCGATGTCGTCGTCGGGATGACCACCGAACTGAAGCTCGAGTTCATCGACTACGCACAATACGATCTATGGTCGGCGGGTACGGGGCTCAAGTGCCGGGTGCGCCATAATGGCGCGCTCATTGAGTCCACGGCCGGCCCGGTCAACTGGTACAACTACGTCGAGTTCGACACCTACGGCCCGGCCGAGGAGTTGGACTGGGATGATAACGAGGGTTCGAATCGCGCACTCAATCTGACCATCAACTCGACCTACGACGTGACGCTCGGCGCTGATTTTCGCGTCGCTGTCCAGAATCAGCGCACGACGCTGTAAGAGTCGGCGCATTCGCCACAGCATAAGAAAGGATTATCTGCATGGGCATGTTTGTCAGCGGCCGTCTTGCCGTGACGGCCACCGGCGTGATCGACGAGAAGGACATCACGCCGGACATGAACATCATCTTCATACGACCGAAAATGGACTACGGCACGCGCCAGCGCGTGCTGGGATCGGCGGCCAAGCTTGTCCAGGTCACGGCCGGCAATCGCAAGCAGCGACGCGCAGCGGCGGCCAAGAAGCGAGGCGATACAAACGATGTGCAGTTTGACATCGGGGCCTATCAGATCGCCTTGCTCGTGCATAACATCCTGGCCTGGCAGGGGCCGGCCTTCGCCGGCTACGCCTGCCTTGCAGCTAATATCGAGACGCTGAACCCGGATGAGCCACTTGTGCAGCGGGCACTCCAAGAGATCAGCGACCGCAACACCGACCCGAACGCGGATGATGAGGGCGATGGAGAGGACGACGCCCCAAACGTGCTGACCATGACGGCGACGACAATCTAGCCGAGCTGCTGCACGAGCTCGGGATCGAACCGACCGAGATGAGCCGGCTCGACTGGGTTCGCCACCACTGGGAGCGCAAGCTCGACGGAAAAACGATCGAGGCCGGGGAGTTTGACTTCGAGATCGTGGTGCTCGAGCGCTTTGGGGTATTGCCCCACGAGGGCGCGCTCTACGATCAAGACCCGGCATTTGTGGACGAGTTGCGCCAGTATGTGAGCGCAGTCGCGGCCCACGAGAAGAAAAACCGCCCGAAGAAATAGCCACCCGGCAACAGTCGAGCGGCACGCTTTCCTCACGCATCTATGTGAGGAGCGTGCCGCTCGTGTGTTCCCCCCTGTGTGAGCTGCGATGAACGCCAAACTGCTTCAACTTATCATCCAGCTCAAGGACGAAGCCAGCGCTGCCCTTGGCAAGCTTCAAGGCACCCTCAGCAGTGTTGGCGGCTTCCTCTCTGGCGCATTCACCGCAGCAGTTGTCGGGGCTGGCATCGCCATCGCCGGCCTGGCGGCGGGATCCCTCACCGCCGCAGCCGACTTCGAAACCGCCACCGCAAACTTTGCCTCAGTCGCTGGCGGCTCCCTCGCAGAGGCGGGCTTCGCGCTCGACGATGTGAAATCCAAGGCGCTCGAGCTGGGCGCGGTAACGCAATTCTCAGCTGGCCAGGCACAAGATGCCATGATCGCCCTCGCAAAAGGCGGGGTGCCGGTTGTCGACATTATGGGCGATGCCACCGCCGCCGCGCTCGATCTGGCGGCCGCTGGCTCGCTCGAGCTTGGGCCGGCTGCGGACATCGTGGCCAAACAACTGGGGGTCTGGGCTAATACGGGCGTGAATGCGGCACAGGTTGCGAATCTGATGGCCCAGGCGGCAAACGCATCCACGATTGATGTGGATGAATTGGCACTGGGCCTGGCCAACGTCGGCGGAGTCGCCAAGGTCTCCGGCGTCTCGTTCCAGGATCTCAATCAAACTATGGCCCTTATCGCGCCGGGCTTTGCATCGGCGGCAGATGCGGGCACCTCACTGAAGACATTTTTGCTCTCGTTGGGAGGGAGCTCAACCAGTGCGATTGATGCCATGAAGTCGCTCGGGCTTGTCTCGATCGACTATGCGGCAATCGCAGACGACCTTGGCATTGCATTCGATGGTACCCAGAAGTCAGCGGCTGCGCTCGATGAGGCCATTCTCCGAACAATCGATGCGCAGGCGGGCGCGAATCGCAGTACCAAGGAATGGAAAGACGCCTATGCGGCGTTTCTGCAAGACTTCACCACCAATGCCTTTTATGACCAAGCAGGTCAGATGAAAGACATGGGTGCGGTAGCCCAGATTCTCCAAGATAGTCTTGCAGGCCTCTCTGAGGAGGAAAAAACGGCAGCGCTCAATGCCATTTTTGGGAGTGATGCGTATCGAGCTGCCGCATTTATCGCTGAGGCCGGGGCGAGCGGCTTCGACGCAATGGGCCAGGCGATGACAGCCGCCGGCACCGCTGCCGAGCAGGCGGCCGTCAAGAACAAAACCTTCGCGTTCGCCTGGGACTCGCTCAAGGGATCGATCGAGACGGTGCAGATCATTATTGGGAGCGCCCTGCTCCCGCTGCTCACCGATCTCACCAACACTGTGCTCATCCCAGCGGTCAATGGCGTGATGGCGCTGGCGAGCGCGCTCACAACCTCAAACGACCCGTGGGCCACCTTCGTCGGCATGCTCAATAGTGCCCTGCCCGGTCTGGGGTCATTCGTTGACTTTGTCGCCACTAACGTCCTCCCCATCCTCTCCGCGATCGGGGCCATGATCCTGGCCGCCATCGTCCCAGCGTTCTGGGCCTGGGCGGCGGCGGCGATCCCTGCCGCTGCGGCGACCATTGCGGCCACCCTGCCGCTCATCGCCATCATCAGCGCGATCGGGCTTGCCGTGGGCTTGCTCGTGGCGGCGTGGCAAAACAACTGGGGCGGCATTCAAGAAAAGACGGCCGCTGTGTGGGCCTTCGTGCAGCCGGTGCTCCAGCAGCTCTGGAACTGGCTCGGGGTGCAGCTCGTCGCCGCTGCCCAGACGCTGGCTGCGTTCTGGACGGGCACACTCTGGCCGGCGCTCATGGTTGTCGGTTCATGGCTAGCGACCAATATCCCGGTTGCAATCGCTGCGGTGGTTGCCGGCTTCCAGCTCGTCGGGACTATCGCCAGCGCCGTATGGACGGGCATTGTCACCACCATCACCACCGTTGCAGGGCAGGTCGGGGCGGCGATCAATGTCGTTGTGACCGTGGTCACTGCGGCATGGAACACGATCCGGTTCGTCACCTCGGCTGTCTGGGGGGCGATTGGTGCGCTGATCGGCCCACCGCTGGCGCAGGCTGGCGCGGCGGTTTCCAGCGCCGTCGCCACGATTACCGGCGCGGTCTCCAGTGGCTGGGCAACTGTGCAGAGTGCGACCGCCGGGCCGTGGGCGGCGGTACAGGCCGTCATCAGCGGGGTGGTGGCCACCGTGCAGGGTGCAGTCGCCGGGGCGGTGGCTGCGGTTACTGGGGCGATCACGAGTGGCTGGGCAGCCGTGCAGAGCGCGACCGCTGGGCCGTGGGCGGCTGTGCAGGCGATTATCGCCGGTGTTATCACGGCTATCAAGACCACGATAGGCGCCGGTGTTGCAGCAGCGAAAGAGGTGGTGCTTGCTGCGTGGGCAGTGCTTGTCGCAGCATCGCACAATCGGTTTGGCGAAATCCCGGCAATTATTTCGGGCGCGTGGGATCGCATCAAAAGCCTGTTTGCAGACGGCGTCGCCGGGGTACGCGACGCCCTGCTCGGCCTAGCGGCGGATGCGGGCAATATCGCAAGCGCGATTGTCAGTGGCGTGGTACGCGGCATTTCGAACGGGATCGGGTCGGTCATCAACGCGGCCAAAAATCTCGCGCAGTCCGCCTATGACGCTGCCATGGGAGCTCTTGATGCCCACTCGCCGTCGCGGCTTTTCGAGGATGTGGGCGATACGGTTCCGGCAGGTATGGTGCTTGGCATTGATGCAGGGATGCCTAAGGTTGGCGCGAGTTTAAGTGATGGCATTGCCGACATTACGAAGGATGCGCGCTCGAAAGCGGGCAACGCAGGCAAGCATATCACTACGGGGCTTGCGAATGGCATTACGGCGGGCATGCCCGCGGTCAACAAGAGCCTGATCAGTGGCATTGCGGGCCTGAGCGAGAGCGCGGCCAAAGCGCTCGAAGCGGGCAGCCAGGCGATTGCAGCGGCCAATGCCTATAGCGGCGGCGCGGGTCTCGGGGCGTTCCTGTCGGATTTCACGCAGCTCGCATTGCAGTTCAACGCTGCAGCGGTCGCACTCGGCGGACAAATCCTCGGCACAGCCACGCGGTTTGCTGACACGATCGGCAAAATTAGCGAGCCGATCAGCAAGGCCGTTGAGGCGCTTCAAGGACTGAACGATCTCACGATGCCCAGCATCGGTGCGATCAGTGCGTTTACCGCGACCCTGGCGGTGCTCCTGAGCATGCTAACCGCAACAGCGGCAAGTGTGGATGCGCGCGGCCTGGCTGCAGCCGTGCAACTCGCCGCCGCTGCTGACAAAATCCTGGCCGTGGTCAAGAGTGGCGTGGAGGCATTCGCGGCACTGAATACGTACGTGCAGCCGGTGCCGGGGCAGGTCACGGCCTTTACGGGGAAGCTCAACTGGCTCATTCAGCAATTTGTTGACGCGGGCACGTGGCTGCAGGGGGCAGGCCTCGCGGCAGGCGTGCAACTCGCCGCCGCTGCTGACAAAATCCTGGCCGTGGTCAAGAGTGGCGTGGAGGCATTCGCGGCACTGAATACGTATGTGCAGCCGGTGCCGGGGCAGGTCACGGCCTTTACGGGGAAGCTCAACTGGCTCATTCAGCAATTTGTTGACGCGGGCGCGTGGCTGCAGGGGGCGGGCCTCGCGGCAGGCGTGGCGCTGGCCGCCGCTGCTGACGAAATCTTGGCCGTGGTCAAGAGTGGCGTGGAGTCGTTCGCGGCACTGAATACGTATGTGCAGCCGGTGCCGGGGCAGGTCACGGCCTTTACGGGGAAGCTCAACTGGCTCATTCAGCAATTTGTTGACGCGGGCGCGTGGCTGCGTGGGCCAGGGCTAGCCGCTGGAGTTGCGCTCGCCGATGCGGCAGGGAAAATCCTGGGCATCATCGGCAGTGGCGTGGATGCGTTCGCGAAACTCGCCATCTTCGCCCCCATCCCCCAGTGGGCGATCACCGCCTTTGGGCAAGCGCTCCAAGCCACGCTCGTTGTGTTAATCGCCATTGCGACAACCTGGGCGCAGGCCGCCATTGACCGGGCGGCCGTGTTTGCGGACGGGGCTGGGAAATCGATTGCCATCATTGGGAGTGGCGTCGAGGGCTTTACCAAACTGGCGACCTTCCAGGGCGTGCCGCAGGCCGCGATTGATGCCTTCGGACAGGCGCTCAATGCGGCGCTGACGGTGATTGAGTATATCAGTGCGACCTGGATTCAGGCGGCGATCGATCGGGCGGCCGTGTTTGCGGACGGGGCTGGGAAATCGATTGCCATCATTGGGAGTGGCGTCGAGGGCTTTACCAAACTGGCGACCTTCCAGGGCGTGCCGCAGGCCGCGATTGATGCCTTCGGACAGGCGCTCAATGCGGCGCTGACGGTGATTGAGTACATAAGCGCGACTTGGATACAAGCTGCTATCGACCGGGCAGCGGTATTTGCCGAAGGGGCAGGTAAAACGATCGCCATCATCGGCGGCGGGGTCGATGGCTTTATCAAGCTGGCGAGTTTCCAGGGGGTGCCCGAGGCGGCGTTTACGGCGCTCGGGCAAGCGTTGAATCAGGCGCTCGTCGTCATTGACGATCTCAGTGCGACGTGGGCGTCCACCGGCCTCGAACGGGCAGTGGCCTGGGCACAGGCCGTGGACACGATCGCCAAAACTATCACCGGGGCGATCGATACCATTAGCAAACTCGGACAGCTTCAGAACGGGGCGGCGGGCTTACTGGATACATTTGCTGCGACGCTCACTGGCATGTTGGCCGAAATGCAGCGGATTGCGGTGCCAGCAACCCAGACGCTCGGCCAGCAAATGTCGTGGGGAATCGCGCAAGGCATTGAGGCTGGCACGCCTGCGATCGTGCAAGCGGTGTATGCGGCTATGAACGCCGCGCTCGCGGCTGCACGCGCGGCCCTGGGCATCGCCTCGCCTTCGACGGTGTTCGACGAGGATATTGGCCAGATGGGCGGCGCCGGCATGGCGCGCGGCTTCGATCGGAGCGCGCCCATGGTTGCGGCAGCAGCAAGCCGGATGGCGGGCGCCGCAGTCGTACCGGCCCAGGCAGCGCTGCGCCCGGTTGCCGCCCCGGTCGGTGGTGGTGGCGCTGCTGCGCCGGCACCGGCAGCAGCAAGCCAGATCTCTGTGATCTTCCAGAGCGGGGCAATTGTGCAGCAGCCTGGAGAGAGTGGCGAAGCCCTTGCAAATCGCGTCGTCACGCTGCTTGAGGAGCGAATACGTCTGAGGGGCCTATGACTTGGATACTAAGCGTTGCTGGCGTTCATCTTGTGAATCAAGCGGGAACTGGCGTTGCAGGCGGCTCTCCCGTAACGTGGGCGACCACACCATTTGGCGTGCGCACGGGATGGACGCCTACCGTCGCGCGTCCCAAGACCGTCTACAGCGGCGCGGCGAACTCGCTGCGCCCGGTGCAAACCCTCTACGAACCTGTGGAAGAAACGATCCCGATTACCGTGCATGGCAACGACGCCAACGATGTGGCCACCGCACTCGAGAAGTTGAAGAGTGCGCTGAGCACGTCTGCCTACACCAAGCCGGCCATCTGGCGGCACCGTCCCTATGGAGCGATCACGGAGCTGTACGCCGAGATCTACGAGGGGACGGTGCAGGAGCGCACCAACAATGCGATTGGGCCAATTGAGGGCGGGAATGACATTGACGCCGAAATTCGGCTGGTTCGGTCGCCCTTCTTCGGCGCGGATGAACTGATCGCGCTAATCAGCGCCCAGACGGTTACGAACACGCATACCGGCAATGTGCTGGCCCTTGGGGTCTATTTTGGCGAGATGAAGGCCGAGGGCCAGCCACTGAACATTCGCGTTGCAAAGCCCACCGCACAAGTGGCAGAGACGCTGTTCCTCGCCTCGGTGCTCAGCCGAACGGCCAGGACGGTCGCGAACGCACAGTCCACGGCGTCCACCTCCACCGGTGTGAGTTTTACCGCAACGTCGGCGATTGATGTGGCCGCACTCCGCACGAACAATGCTGCTGTGCTCCACCTGCTGGCGCGCTTCAGTGCGCTGACGCTGCCCGCGCAGGGACAGGTACAGGCCACCGTCAAAACGGCGGCCGGGAACACGCTCTGGCAGTCGACGTGGAAGCCGCTGGGCAGCAACACCAGCGGCCAGCTGATCGACCTCGGCGAAGCGCCGCTCACGATGCTGCGCCTGCCTGTGCCGAGCGCGGCGGCGGCGAACATCACGATCACGGTCGCCATCCGCTCGGTCACTGGGGCGACCGTAGGCGCCACGCTCGACTATATCGAGGCGCTGCTCGCGCTTGACTTCTGCCGTGTGGAGTCGACCGGCGGACTGGCGGCCGGCCAGCGCTATGACATCTTCGCCGCGCAGAATCTAAGCGGCGGCGGCTGGCTGCCGATGGCCGAAGATGACGGCGCTGCGTTTGACGGGAGCGATGTGCCTACCAACACGATCCGCGTCAAGGGACAGTTTCCACGCGCATTCGAGGGCGCCTCGCTCTATGTCGCCTGGGTGGATAGCGGGAACGCCCACACCCCCACCGACACTGCGGCGCTGACGGTAACGATGGCGCCGCTCTGGCGCTCGCTGCGAGGCGTACTGTAATGGCGATTCCTCTCACTGTCATCATTGGGCAGCGTGGCCCGAATGGCGTGCCATCGATGACGGGGCGGTGTGACTCGCTGCGTAACCGCCTGCGGTTCTATGATCACTCCATCGCGGAGCGGTATGGATATGAGGGCATGCGCTGCGGCTGGGCGGCTGCGCCGGATGAGGCGCAGTCCTGGGCGCGCTACGACCAACTACTGCGACCGTGCGAGGTCTACAACCCGGCTGGCCAGCGGGTATGGGAAGGATTCCTATACGAGATCAAGGTGATGCTCGGGCGGATCACGGTCGTCTACTCGCTCAAGGATCTGGCCAACCGGCTGATGGTGCGCTACGCAACGGCGGCGGGGGATGCCGGCGCGACCGCCACGTTCAGCAACGCCGAGAGCATCGCGCTGTTCGGCACGCGCGATCGGGTGGTTCATCTCTCGGGCGTGCTGGCCACCAGCGCGGCCGCCCAGGCGCAGACGCGGCTAAACGATCTCGCCTTCCCGCAGAGCGCCTATCCAAGCGGAGGCGGGAGCAGCAAGGGCACGCTTAGCTACGCGGTTGAGCTGACCTTCAAGGGCTGGGGCGAGACACTCGAGTGGCTGGTCACCAGCAACACCAGCACGGCGACGGTGGCGATCGGCACGCAGCTGGCGAACCTCATCGCGAGCTACAACGCCACAAACAACTGGATCGCGACCGACCTGAGCGGCGTTGAGTCTGGGCTGCCAAGCGACGCCGAGGCGATCGAGGCGGATACCACCTATCGTGAGAAGTTCGACAAATTGCTCGCGCAGGGAAACAGTAGCAACCGGCGTCTGCATTGGGGCTTCTACGATGATCGGCAGCTGGTTGTGCGCACGGCCGCGAGCGCTAGCCCCAGCACGATCGGCTATTACGAGAACGTGCGCGCCGCCGAGGTGCGCGACCGCTACGGCAACGTCGTCGATGCCTGGGATTTGCGCCCGGATGTAATGGTGCAGATTGACGAGGCGATCGATACGGACCTTCCAGGCGGCGCCATCGACGGGCCGTTCCGCAAGTACGTCACGCGCGTGACGTGCAAGGTCGGTGAGGACGGTCGGGCGAGTTATTCGCTTGAGCCGGGCAACGCAGAAACGCTTGATAGCCTGCTCAAGGCGCCGACCGGCACCGGGCCAGCAGGTAACTCGGCCCGGCAAGCAGCGATCGAGCGGCTTGCCGTGCATGCAACGCGGTCGCGGTTTGCCGCGACCGACAACCCTGGGCGCTATAGCGGCGGGGTCTGGCAGCCGCGCGCGGGCGGCACAGGGGTACCAAACACCGGAATCATTGACACCGGCGGGGGGGATATCACCAACACTGGTGGGGGAAATGTTGACCTTGGCACTGGCGTTGGGATCGGTGGGACGGGATCATCCGGCGTTACGACGGTGGGCGGAACTGCAGGCGCGCTGGCGAAATGGACGGGGCCACGGCAGTTGGGCAACGCGGTAGCGGGCACTGACTATGTGGCACCCGGCAATCTG